ATGTTTCCAGGTTTCCACGATATGCCTGACTGGAGCACATTGTCTGTTGAAGATAAAGTACTGGTAAGAAGCCACAAACTGTATGATTTTAAAAATTATCTTACTAACAAAGGTTCTGAAGATGCGAACACCTGAAACGGATATTCAAATTATCAGCTTCATGCTTATACGAGCAGATCTCGAGAACACTACCTGCAATACAATCAAAGAATTATGTCAAATTGCAGGATATACCGCCCTAGAGGAAGCGCAATTTCTAGATAAATGGAGAGATCACTCTAGGGCGAGGGAGGGCGCGATAGGCTTCGAGGATCAACCTGATTGGGATTCGCTGAACCTTGCTGAGAAAATCCGAGTACGATATGAGAAGTTGAATCACTTCTTATACGTTCTACGTAATAGTGTTTGATAATCACTGCCCTTAGCTCAATAGGATAGAGCAACAGCCTTCTAAGCTGTAGGTTACAGGTTCGATTCCTGTAGGGCAGGCCATCTTTTAACATAGGAAATATCATGTATAGCCTTAAGAAAGCCAAAAAGATCTTCAAGCTTTTCAATAAAGAGCAAAAAGAAAATGCATATTTGCTCGCTTGTCAAGTGCTGGAAGATTTAATGAATGAGAAAGGTAGTAAGCTTTTTGCAGAGAGTGTTAATGAAATACTTAAAGATGAGTCTGAGTCCTTTGGACTTAAAATTAAGTTGTTCATTCTAGAAGTGTTAGAAATTTCCTTCGATTGCAACGGGCATTGCGGGCATATTGATCTAGAGCAATCTTGTGGCGGAGATTGGGAAATTGGTGATTATAGTGAAAAATTGGAAGTAGCAAAGGCTTTCAATTTTTATACACTAATGAGTGATCTTTCACGATAAGCAAAGCCTCAAAAGACTCATATTAAGCCTCTTTTAATAAATTGGGCCTATAACTCAATTGGTTAGAGTAACGTGCTCATAACACGTAAGTTCTCGGTTCAAATCCGAGTGGGCCCACCAAGGGAAGTTGGCAGAGTGGCTTAATGCAACGGTCTTGAAAACCGTCAAGGTGTAAACCTTCGTGGGTTCGAATCCCACACTTCCCGCCAAATCTCTATTATAAATCCTAAACAACCCCGAATGGTGAAATAGGTAGACACAACGGACTTAAAATCCGTCGACGTTAGTCATGCCGGTTCGACTCCGGCTTCGGGGACCACTCATCACCTCAAGGACCTTCGGGTTCTTGGGGTTTATTTTTAGCCTTTATTTTTTCAAAAAAGTCAAAAATGAAACCAATTCGTCTAACATCTAGCTCGTTAAATGATGTAAAATATATAAGCTCGGGCTGGCCGCATAATTCTAGTTACTTCAAGTTTCCTCGAAGCACAATGGAGGCAGGCTTTAAGATGGATTATAGGAAACCACGAAGCAGTCTTAAATATATTCTTATTCTCCTTGTTTCTGCTTTTGTAATCTCATTCATCACAGCAGGAGTTGCAATTTATGGCGTATAAAGTGGTAAACACTGTTTGGCTTAAAGCCAGGAAGGAGCTTTATAAGCTTCTCCTTGAAATCAGACAAGAACCTATGGGTAATGTTGGTATCTGTCAGCATCTCATGGACATGACAAGACGCACTTCAGTGATTACCTTGTTTATGTCGTACGCAAGAGAATGGCCTAAAGCCTGTCCAGGTGATTTTATAATCCCTTCCGATGATATCCTGCAGACACCTCTTTCGGCATTTTACGAGGCAGAGGCAGACGGGAGGCTCTGGGATAAAAGTACGGAGTATGGTCGTATGCGCTGGGAACTGCTTGATTTTGTAATTCAAAAGCTTGGTAAAGAAATTGGAGATGAATAATGGATCTTAAATTTAGCTACTTTTCCGTTGATAGGAAAGATAACATGCCTGCAGATGTTATCATGCAAAATTTCAACAAGCAGATGACATCCTTCTGCTTCTCTTTTGCTGACCAAGTTGGAGATCTGCGTCGTCTAAACAAACAAGGTTGTTACCAAGTGCTTGCAGGTGTGGTTGAAGCTATTCTAATGATTAATGAGTCACACCCTGCGGTTGATCTGAAAAAGGTAGCAAATCTAAAGGCTCTTGCAAATATCCTCTTCACTGCTTTCCTTAATAACGATTTCATTTATATCGAAGCAACCGAACATACTATTCATTGAGGTACACCATGACGGTTACTTTCGGCAATACTAGGGGAAAGGTGTAAAGTATGGCTAGGAAGCCATTTGTACTTGCCGAGAATATACGATAGGCAGTGGACTACGCAGAGATATTGGAACTTTCTGATTTTACCTTTGTTTCAAGAGTAGATGTCTTAAAAGGTAGTGCAGGAAAAGTTTTGTATGCCCTAACTCATTCAAGCGAGAAGACTATTCAGAAATTGTTCAAGAAATGAAGGCAAGGAGTCATCGCCTTATTGTTATATACATAGAAAAAGTCCGTGTAGGCGCTTATCATGATCTTTAAGAGACATTTTGTAGTCCTTAGTATGTCTGAAAATGGAATATTAGGGTTCTTCAATACCTATACAGATGCTGAAGAGTATATGAAGAACTACGAAAGCAGGCACCCTTACGATACTGTTAAAATTTATGAATAGGTGAGAAATGGCCCTACAGAACTACCGCGAACGTAAAATCGGATGCCACGTTATTCTCAAGACTACTGAGGCTGACATGGCTGCAATTCTCTTGACTGTTGGTAATGTCAAGGAAGTAGAGTTCAGGGTTGGCGAAAGGATTCTACACCCTGAGGGCATCAGTATCACACGCCTTGATGAAAAGACCTACCGTCTACAAGGTTACGATAAATGGGAGGCTGTTAATCAGCTGAAAATCCCGAGCGATCTTTTGAAGGTTGTTGAATACATCCTTGAGAATAATCTCTACGATTCTATCAGCATCCGTCATGAGGAAGAAGGAATCAAAGAAGAAATTTACCGAGAATAAGTCTACCTTAGACTAAAACATTAAATCCAATATTGGGTTACATCCAGACAGCTTCTTGACCATTACGGTTGAGGGGTTGTCTGGGTGTAACCCTTTTATTTTTTTTTTTGATTTTATTATGAATGCATACGAAGGTTACTCTGTTTCTGAAAGATTTGAAATGTCCAGAAAGGCAAGAGAGGTCTACATTAACTTTTATGGAAAAATACCGGAAGGTATGGAGATAGATCATATTGACTGCAACCCCTTGAATAATGATATAGAGAATCTTCGTTTAGTAACACGTTCAGGAAACTTAAGAAATAGGCGTAAGTTTACTATGAATAAAAACATCAAAGAATCTAAGTATAAAGGAGTATACTGGTGCAGGAGACGTAACAAATGGATAGCACAGATGCGTTACAATAAAAAGACTTATTATATCGGTCAATTTGATTGCGAAGACACTGCCTATAAAGAGTGGCTTTTATTTAGAGACTCTTTTACCTTTCTTGATTAACATTATTGTACTTCCAGCTTTACGCGATCCCGTCAGTTTAAGGGCCTGTGTCCTCCCCTCTATTTATTATCATTAAAGTATAACGCTAAGAAGAGGATAGTAGATAGAAGATAATCATTATGTATAGATAAGATAGAGATAGAAGAGACTAAGGAGAAGATAGATATCTCTTAGAGGAAGGGGATAAAGGGGTAGGTGATATTTATAATAATTCTTTATTAATATATAAAGAGTACAATAGTTAGAGTACGATAAAGTAGTTGTATTGTTGAGGAGGATAATTATAAAAATAAAAATATTAAAGTATCATATAAAGTATATTACTTTAATTATAATTAGAGATTGTACTCTATATGGTATTATTAAAGTTACGTAAATGCCTCTTAAGTTGAGTTATTCTTGACTTAGGAGGCTTTTAAATCGAAGGGATATTGAGGACTATCATGTTAGAGTTAGGAACTGTTGATGATGAGATTGATGATCGTTATGTAGCAGCACAATCCTTCAAAAGAAAGAATATTCTGTCTCAGGAAGAAGCCCACTTCTGGTTTACCTATGATTGGAAAGAGGGTGTCTTAAAACACAGATGGGCACACTATCTGAGGAATGATAAAGCAGGATGGGCTTATAAGAGTTCTCTGCGCTTTATGTTGATGGGAAAAGTGTATTCTGTCGCCACAACAATCTGGACAATGTTCTTTGGAGAGGTTCCAAATGATTTCGTTGTTGAGTACAAAGATGGAGATTGGACTAACACGAGGATTGAGAACCTCTTCATAAGGCATTATTCATTTATTAGTCGTAAGAAGGCTAAGAGCTCTTCCTACAGATTTGAGAAAAGCTACACAGGTGTGTCCTATGTTGAAACAGACCTAGGTAAGAAAGGATGGCAGGCAAAGTTCAAAGGACACTCTTCATTTGGTAATGTCTCAAGACAAAGCCGCGTTTATGATGATATTGAGCATGCAAGAAGAGATTACGTAAAATTCAAGACTGAATACATGAGAGGTCTCTTTGTCTTCCCTCTCTGGCAAAGGAATGAGAAGGTCTATATTGAACAGGATAAGTTCTTAGAGCCGGACATGGTTGCTTATTTCAATACGCTTCCTGTTCATGAGTATCAGCTAAAGTACTGTTACAAAGATCCTTATCTGTCGAACAAAGTGTTACCTGACATGTATAGTCTCGGTGACTGCACAAACCTTCAACATCCACTTATTGTCAAGTACTTTGAGAAGTATGAAACTGTCTTCAAATCTCGGTCTAGCCATTTAAAGCTGTCTGAGAAGAAGCGCCTACGCGATCTTCTTAAAGTCACTCAAGTGCTTTATCGACTACCTGCAAAGGAAAGATACAAATTTGAGGAAGTGTTGTTCTTTCTGTCTTTTGCTCAAGTGCGTGGACACACAAAACATTGGACAGATACAGATAAGGAGCTTCTAAACAGAGCTCTAAAAACGTATGCATTAATTAACTCTGAACAGGAGGTAAAATGAAGAAATTCAATGCACCTCCATCAAGAGGTGAAGCAATTGCTGATTTCGATGATTTTGAAGGAGACCACGAAGTTCCTCCTTTTAAAGGAGATCACGGTGTACCTGTAATAGGTTCAAACACAAAATCAAATGGTCGTCTTGATTTAGTAAGTGCCGCAAGAACAGATAAGGAACATTGGCTTGAGTACAAGAGAAACTCTTTTGTACAAGCTGGAAAAGGTAAGAGGCGTAGTTTAGGTCTTGCACCTCAAAAGCTTTTGTCTCTGAACTTCGATCCGATTGAGGCAAAAGTGATGCTGGCTGAAAAGTATGAGATCGAGCTGGCATACCATGAAGCTTGTCGTGAAGGGCTTGTGCTGAATCCTAAGACTGGAGAGCCAAGAAGCTATAATCCACAAGCACATGGTCTTGTCATGGCCGCTTATGATAGATGCATCAACGATCTTCTGCGGTATGGCTATGCGAGAGTTCCTGAAAAGGAAGACGATCTTGGTTCTGAAATTCCTCCTGTTACCATTAGTCTTACTCTGACTGAAGAAGACATGGATGAGACTATCAATTCTGCTGTTAATGATGGTCTGATTGATAACACTGAGAATATCAGAGAGCTTGTAAAAGCCGAGATAAAGAACTTCAAAGTTCCTGTAAAGACATTCAGAGGGTATAAGGGGAACGAGGATGAGTAATATCGTTCTACATAGAGGCCAATCTCTTGTCTACAAAGATCTCTTTATCGGTAACAAAGTAAGACATGCTACAGTAGTCGCTTCTCGTGGCTTTGGCAAGAGCTATTTAGGTGGAACTGCTGTCTCTACTGCAGTGAATGAGTTGATGGAGCTTGACTTCTCTGTTCCTAATAAGAACGTATATGCTGTCGCCCCGACTCACCAGCAAGTTCAAGACATCTACATGCCTCTGTTGGAGTATCAGCTAGGTTCATTTAGGTATGCCTCTCGAATAGTAAGAGGCGAAGGACTTATTGAGTACCCTGGTAACGTTAACCTTAGATTGGTCTCTTATGAAGCAATTGAAAGACTTCGTGGTAATGGCGCTTATTTCATTCTTGTTGATGAGCCTGCTTCATATGGAACAGGTGGTAACGGCCATAAAGATGCGTGGGAGTCTGTTTTACTTCCACTAATCACAACTCGCTGGTCTGCAATGAAAGCAAGAGAGTATGGCTCAAAGCCCGGTCGCTCTCTTACCATTGGAACGCCGAAGGGCTTCAATTACTTCTACGATCTATTCAATAGACCGGAGATTGACGACTCTTACAAGAGCTATCGATTCGATTACACCAAGTCGCCTAACTTGGATCCTGAAGAAATCGAGAAAGCTCGCAGGACAATGGATCCGATTGAATTTGCTCGAGAGTATGAGGCCAGCTTCGAGGAATCAGGAAACCGTGTCTTCTATTGTTTTGATAGAACTATTCATGTAAGAAAAGATATTGAAGACTTCTTCCCTGCTACACCTGAGAGTCGTGGAGAAGATGTCCATATTAGTCTTGACTTTAACGTTGGCATTATGGCAGCATCTGCTCATGCTATTCGAGGAAGTCAAGTTCATACCATCGAAGAGTTCTCTGGGTTTCCTGATACGGAAACAATTGCTAAGATGTTCAAGGAGCGTTACAAAGATAAAGGACATCGAGTGTTTGTCTATCCGGATCCTACAGGTAAGTCCAGAAAAACAAGCGCCGCAGTAGGTAAGACTGACTTTACAATTCTCCAGAGCTATGGCTTAGATGTTCTGGCTAAGAATGGCTCTCCTCCTATTGTGGACAGTGTGAAAGCAGTCAATAGAATGCTCAAGACAGCAGATGGTAAAATCAGCTATTATGTCTCCAATAAGTGCACAGGCACAATCAAATCATTGGAGAGAACAGCCTGGGTTGACAATAAACCAGACTTAGCAGTGATTGATAAGTCACAAGGTGTGGAGCATTTCTCAGACGGACTGAGATACTTCTTTGATTATAAATTCCCTGTTCTTGCAGGCACAAATCGTAGTATAAGAGGAAGACATTTCTGATGAGTATTCTTTTAAATCTGTTTATTGCATTTGACCAAGTCGTAAACTGCTGTGTAAAGATTAAGGGAGACGGTTGGGGAAAGCCTGATGAAACTCTTTCAGCAAGAGCCTATAGACTGAGAGATAAGTCAGACAGAGCATACAAGTATATAAACAAAGTATTCTTCTGGCAAGCGGATCATTGCAAGGAGGCCTATGATTCAGAAATTGAGAGGAAACATCTTCCTTCCGATTATCATTTAATTTAAGGAAACGCCATGGCAAGATCTAGCTTGCTTAATATTAAGGAAGACCTTGTCAGTGATGGTGGGGCCGTCCTTTGGTCAATGGTTACAGGAGAGCAACTAGAATTTCCAGTAACATTGACCTTTTTAAACGAAGAGGATGTAAAGAACGGAGTTCAATACACCTATGAAGCTGTTGTTGTAGAAGCAGACAACATCGAACTTCAAACAGAAAAGCCAACAACAATTAGACCAGGTGGTGTGCAAACAACATTGCAGGTCAGGGTTCCTACTTTCCTTGGTAACTGGAATCTCGGAGAGGTCTATAACTGGGAAGAGGTTGTTGCTCACAATAATAAATACTATAAACTTGCAAGAGGGGTAGGTTATATCAGCAATTTTCCTCCTGATCAAGATATTAACTGGGTTGAGACAAAACTCAACAGAATCTATATTCAGTTTCCAGAAAACCTTGGGTCTGCGTGGACGGTCAAGGGAACAGTTGGATCTCCTGTCTATGGTTTCTTTGAGTTGAGAGTCACTGAGCCTACCACTCCTTATTTCAGAAGAACATGGAAACCTGTCAGAGGAATGATTGAGCTTTTGTTTAGCCCAACTGAACTTGTTCCAGGCTAAGGAGAACTTTTGTGAAAAAGAATCTCTATGTACATTACAAGGATCTCTTAGCTACACGCCAACAAAAAGAAGTGTATGGTAATGTACAAACTAAAGAGATTCTTGGGAAAAGTGAACAAAAAGAAAAGAATGACGGTTTGGTATTGCCTGACGCAGATATAATTCTTACAGGCATACAGGACCACCCTTCTTTTGAGAATAAGCTATTCAACAGAAGTCTTGAGAGGGTTGAAGTTGTTGAGTATTTTGGATTGGGATTTGAGACAGGTTACATTGAACCTCCAAATTCAATTTCAGACCATATTACTCTTGAAGCACAACAGGCTGTTTACGAAAATCTCTCCACATTCTCAGGTATTCAAAAATTCGATATAGAGCTTCAATTTAATGAAGGTGAGAACTATCTTGCGGCATATCATGATTATTTTGAAAATGCTGCAGCTCCATATTTAAACATTACTCCCCTGCTTGTTGAATCAATTTCCGTAGCGTTTATAACGAAGCGCGAGGATGCTGCCTCAGTAGGAGATTTTGTTGCTCTACAGCCAGCGAAGTTCTTTGAAGAAGTTATTAGTAATACTGAGAGTTATTTCTTTAACATCTTCCCAGGTGTTAATGAAGATCTTCAAACATTTGAACAATTAAGTTATTCTTTTGGGACCTCTCAATCTGAAGAGGGGCTTACTGTTGATCTGGTTCAAATTTCGACGGAGAGGCCTGCAGAGGATGTTTACACCTCACAAGAAGTTTTATTGTATGCACTTGATAAGCCTGATATTTCTGAGATACTTAATACACCCGACGAAGCTTCGCTTCTTGTTGGCAAACCTGCAGAAGATGCTTTAGGTATATCAGAAGAGACACTGTTTGGTAATAATGCTCTCAAAGAAGAGAGCTCTGTCTTTACAGAGATCTTAAGTTACTCAGGTAATCAGAGCATCGCAGATATAGCAGGTTCTGTTGAAACAGTTCTCAAAATCTATTCCACAAGTTTTACCCACAGCTTTTCAAATTCAGATGTTATATCACTTTCACTTGAGAGGGCTGTTTTTGACTCTGCTAGCACTGCAGAAGTTAAAAACATGTTTCTCACAAACTATCTTCTCACACCAACCACCTATTTCTCAGAAGAGTATATAGGTACTCGAATCTCTCTTTAGGAGTTTTAAATGATTATTGAAAACCTGAAAGCTTCCGGTCAACTCTCCATTGTTGTTACTGACGAGTTTGGTAAAGTCAAAGAACAAGTCGAGCGTAATCTTGTTGTTACTGCAGGCAAGGCCTTTGTCACTAGCCGAATTACTGGCACAAGCTCTGCCGTAATGTCTCATATGGCTGTGGGTACAGGTACAGCGGCTGCTGCAGCTGCAGATACAGCTCTTGGCACTCAAGTCGCACGTGTTGCACTAGGTTCGACAACGCGTGTAACAACAACCGTTACAAATGATGCTGTTCAGTATGTTGCAACATTCCCTGCAGGAACAGGCACAGGCGCCCTTACCGAAGCAGGGTTGTTCAATGCTGCCTCAGGCGGTGATATGTTTGCGCGCACAGTCTTTCCCGTTATCAACAAAGGTGCGAACGACAGTATCACGATTACTTGGAAAATCACCATTTCTTGATAAAACTGGGGAGCCTTAGTATGGCAACTATTGTTACACGAGAGGTAGGAGCTACTGCTAAAGGCTCCCCTCTTACAAATGCTGAGTTTGATAATAACATTATCAATCTTAATACAGATAAGGCAGAGATCTCCGAAACAGTTCAGATGACCGACATCGGTACTGCGCCCAACGAGATTTCGCTGAATCAGTTTCTTGGCGATCTTGCTTTCCAAGATAGCCGCGCCGTCGTGCTTAAGCCGCAGCCAAGCGTTGTCCCCGCAGGCGTTGGCGACATGGTGTTCCAGCTAACCAATGACACCACGCTAGTCGTGAAGGTGAAGGGCAGCGACGGCACCGTGCGCTCGGCAACCCTCACGCTGGCGTAATCGGAGAACACACATGGCTATTCAAGACAAATACCCAAGCATTAAGCCTTCCTTAAATCTGGATTTTGCGAATACCAAATCCCTTGACCCGAGGATTGAATTCACCCGTGCATCATCGGCTACGTATTTTGATGAATTCGGTGTGATGCGCTCTGCGTCGAATAACGCCCCACGTATCGATCACAATCCAGCCACAGGCGAATGCCTTGGGCTGTTAGTTGAGGAACAGCGAACGAATCTACTGACGTACTCGGAGCAGTTTGATAACGCAGCTTGGGCGAAAACAAGCGTCAACCTCAGTAGCGCGGCCAATGTAGCCCCAAATGGTATTCAGGCCGCCACTCTTGTGGTGCCAACAACCGATTTTGGTTCACATAAGGTGTCTTCTCCGAGCATCTCGTTTGGCGCGTCCCTGCCCGTCTGTGGCTCCGTGTATTTCAAGGCAGGCGGCTACTCTCGATTGCGCCTCCGTTTAGGTCAAAGCTCCGGGTTCTTAACCGACGTGGTTGCTGACGCGAGTGCCGGCACCGTTGTTGAGGGCAACACTGCCAATGCCGCGATCATTCCTATTGGTAATGGCTGGTATCGCTTCAGCGTTTTCGGTAAGACCGGCACGAGCAACACGTCGGTTACGTATCAGCTTTGGGTTTATGATAATTCTGGCAGCGCCGGCGCGCCTGAGTTTTCTGGCGACGGCACATCCGGCGTTTACATCTGGGGCGCACAACTTGAAGCCGGATCATTCCCCACCAGCTACATCAAGACCGAAGCCACTGCCGCAACCCGCGCAGCGGATAGCGCAGTGATGAAGGGGGCGAATTTCTCTAGCTGGTATCGGCAGGACGAGGGGACGTTGTTTGCAGAGGCTTCAGTGACCGGTCCAAACTCGGCAGATACAACCACGACAGGCATTGTCACGCTTGGCAACAGCTCGACTACTGACTTTATGGGGATCACCGCAAGAACAGACAATTTAAGCGCGAGATTTGTGGTTACTCCGGGGAGTTCGCTTTTAACATCAGGAGGCGCGTTTCCATTTAATACCTTTGCGAAGTTCGCGGCGGCGTACAAGAGTCTGTCGTTCGGATTCTCGCATAATGGTGGAATCTTGACGAACTCAGCCAACACGGTCAGCGCCAGCTATCCGACCGAATTGATAATTGGTGCGTACTACATAACAACAAACAGGCGGCTCAACGGAAGCATTAAACGCATTACTTACTACCCCAAGCGCCTCATAAACGCAAAGCTCCAGACACTCACTCAATAAGGACCACCATGAAACGCATTATCGTATCTGCACCTTCCAGCATCACGCTCGATCAACTCACGGCTGAACAGCAGCTCGGCCTTGAGTCGGTGCTGGCTCAATTCGTCATGCCAATGCCGGGAACGATCCCGCATGACGAGCAGCAAATCATCGACTGCGTGATGAAAGACAACTTCGATCCTCAAGCCATTGCCGATCTTGGTTTTCCATTCACTACTATGGGCTATTGGTCATGGGATGGCATTAACCCTGTCGAGACGGTTGTTACGCTTAACCCGGACTTTATTCACTTCCTGCCGGATCGTGTGACCTTTGACGAAGAAGGTAATGAACTCTCTCGCCTGCCACCTGTGTTGGCGCTGCCTCACGCTTGGGCTGGTTGGCCTGTAATTTAACAAAACAAGATTTCAACTATAAATGGAACGCCATCGGAAAACCTGATGGCCGATGGTTAGAAATTCTCTCTTAAAGGTTTAAAGTGGATTTTAATACACTTAAGAAATATTTGGCATCGTCTGCGTTCTTGTCTTTAATTTTTACCGGGAACTCTTGGGAAGTTATTTAAATGCCGTTGAAACGAAAAATGATGGACGAGCTTAAAAAGAGATATGGTGAAGACCGTGGCGAAGATGTTTATTTTGCCCTAGAGCAGAAACAAAAGAACAAAAAGAAGAAGTCAGTCCGTCAGCCAAAAGATCGTTCTTATAGTTAATCAGAGATATTAGGATCAAAGGAGATTCTTATGTATGCATGACTAACAAGGAGTTAATATGCACGACACCTTAGTGTCAATAACAGCAGCCGGAGGTGTCACTGTCTTCGGAATTGCTACAGGGCTACAGCCCGAGTTGTTGGTTGCAGGCGCTGCAGGAGGTTGGTGGGCAATGAGCTATCAACCTCCTATTAAGCCTTTTACAAGAGCAAACAGAATTATTGTCTCTGCTCTAGTAGCTGCATGGCTTACGCCATTGACTATACACTTACTGAATAAGTACGTCGAAGATATTCCGACAGTAGCCTCTTTATCTGTGGCACTATGTGTTGGTCTCGTAACTATTGACGTTCTCGGTTCAGGTTTTATGAGAATTGCCAAAAAGTTGCTTACAAGGGCAGCAAAAACTCAGCAGGAGGAGACATGATTCCAGAACCGCTGATCTTCCCATACCAGCTTTTGGTATTTTTCTTGTGTATCTTTATAATTCTGAAAGCCGAGCCTATTCTTGGAAGAATGAATAAAGAGACCTCTTTCTATATACGAACGAGTATCTGGATTTTTCTTGTAGGCGCACTGACACAGATATTTGCATTAATTCAAGGACGTGTCCCTGAGCTGACAGCGACTATAATATTTGTCGGTGTTGCCTTCTTTCTTGGATCAGAGCGAAGAAATATCTTAAAGTCTCACATAGGTATTGAACATGCAAAATAGACTTACAGCCGAACAACTTCGTCTTTCTGTCGGATGCACGTTGGCAAATGCAACAGTATTTGTTGAACCTATTAACATTACTCTTGAACGTTTTGAGATAAATACACCAGAGAAAATAGCTATGTTTCTGGCTCAAGTAGGCCATGAATCAGCAAGCCTCTCCGCTGTTGTTGAAAACCTGAATTACTCTACAACTGGATTAAGAAATATCTTCCCCAAGTACTTTCCTACAGATGATATTGCAGCTTCCTATGCTCGCAATCCCATAAAGATTGCTAACAGAGTTTATGCAAATAGGTTAGGCAATGGACCAGAAACTTCTGGTGATGGCTGGAAATTCAGGGGCAGAGGTCTTATTCAAATTACAGGAAAAGACAACTATACAAGGATGTCTAAAGCACTTGATATCGATTGTCTAAATCATCCAGAAATTCTTGAGTCACCTTTGTATGCAGCTTTATCTGCAGGACAATACTGGGAATGGAGAGACTTAAACAATATCTCTGACGTTCAAACAGTCACAAGAAAAATAAATGGAGGCCTCAATGGTCTATATGACAGGACTGCTAGGTATCAAAAAGCTATCCGGCTTTTTGCTTAGCAAGGGAGGTTTTTATGTTATTCTCGTTCTATTGGCCATATCTTTATCTTTCTGGACTGGCTACAAGTTCGCTTCAGCATCTTACGAGAAAGAGCTTAGAGAATACGAAGAGCGTATTGGAGCTATTGCCGAAGCAATCAGTAAGTCTCAGAACGAAGCTGTTGAGCGACACAATAAAGAACTTGAAAATGAACGAAAACGCTTCCTTCGAAGTCAAGAAAAAAGCGCCGCTATTTTATCTCAGACCAAAAGGCTAGTAGATGAAGCACGTCTTAGTAATAACACTTGGTCTGATTCTCAGCGGATGCGCCTCAAAGAGCTCTACCATATTTATGGATACGACGAAGCCGGGAAGAGTAATCCCAACGGAATGCTCAATTAAGTGTGAAGACCCTCCTTCTTTGTCGATTGCTCCAGACGAGTGGGAAGTAAGTATCTTCATGTGGGGCGCATCATGCAAGAGACTTCATGATCTTTGTGTTAAAAATTTAATTGGAGAGTGAAATGGGCAAAACTATTCAAGCGCCTAAAGTGAGTGTTCCTGTCAGCGAGGGTCTTTCTGCTCCTCAAGAAGCTCCTGAAGAAACTAAGTCTATTGAAAACGAGCTCAATCAAGCAGTTGAAAAGACTGACGTAAATGAAATGGAAAGCTCTGACGATGGTGAAATCGAAGGTGATGATGAAAATGATGAAGATGGTATGCCTTTGTTTTCTAAAACCGAGTGCAATCCTTCAAACTGGATAATGACTCCGCAAGATAATGGAGAAATCTTGTTCAGAAATAGCTTAACAGGCCGTACAATGGAAGGGAATATGAAGGATTTTAACGAGTTCATGCGTCTTAGTGTGAGTGTAAACGAGTGAGGTAAGAATGCCTGTAAATGCTATCCAGCAGCATAAAACTGTTGCTGATCCAATTGCACCATACGAGAGCATGCTTCCTATTTGGCGCAGGAACCGTGCAATATGTGGCGGAGAGAGATTTGCAAAAGAGTATGACAATTTGCTGGATGTGCGCAGGTTTCAAAACTTGCTTGTCCCTTTCTCCACTAACATGTCTCAAGAACAGTTCAATTTCTTTAAAGCAGAAGCTGAGCTGCCTGGTATTACTTCTGAGTATGCCAAAATGATTGTTGGAGGCCTGTTAAGGAAGAAGCCTCAACTTTCTCTTGCTAAAGGTGTCCCCAAAGAGGCCATGAACTGGCTAATTAATGACTTTGGTATTGATGGAACTTCTTTGTCTATTTTCCTTGACGGTGTTCTGTGGGAAGAAATGCAGACTTCTCGTTGTTGGATACAGGTGGATTACCCTACTGTAGAGAATATGGATAATATGACAAAAGAGGACTTCGCAGAATTACGCCCTTATCCGATCAAGTGGAACGCTGAATCTATCGTTAACTGGTCCACGGCAAGAGACAGCAAAGGCAGAACAATGTTGTCCCGTGTAATCATCAGAACTTATGAAGAAGAGTTCAGGACAAATGAGTTTCATGCAGATTTGATTGATACTGTCTATGTTCATGAGCTTGTGGACGGTCTGTATCAGATTCGCAAGTTCCAATCAGCTGCTCCAGCTACTGTTGAAGTAGTTAATGGCCAGAAACAAACAAAATATGAGCAACAAGGAAATACCTTTGAATTAGTGTCTATAAATGATACAATCCTTGTTAATGGAAAGAGATTAGATTTCATTCCTATCTGGCCTGCTAACGGAAATATTGAAGTTATCGAGCCGCTTCTTACTCCGATCATTGACAAAGAAGTAGCTCTTTATAACAAAATTTCTCGCAGGAATCACTTGTTATATGGAGCATCTACGTATACCCCGTGGATCTCGTCTGATATGTCAGAAGAAGATTTCGGAGAAATTGTAGACAAAGGTCTTGGTACGTGGATTCGGCTACGGCAAGGCGATGCTATTGGTGTTCTTGCAACACCATCAGAGCCTCTAGCTGACATGGAAAAGAGTATCGCTTCCGCTATTGAAGAAATGGCGCGTCTTGGTATTCGAATGCTGTCTCCTGAAGTTGAGCAATCTGGCGTGGCCTTGCAACTACGTAATGCATCTCAGACAGCTAAGCTAGGTACGTTGAATATGCGAATCTCTACTGTGTTCCAGGATATTCTGGCCTTCATGCTTAATTGGAGATACGGTTTGGAGTTGAAAGCTGAAGATATTAATTTCAGCTTGTCGGATGACTTCAGTCCTGTTCCTCTCGGGGAAGGCTGGCTTCGTCTTGTTACAGAGTGGTACGAGGGCGGCCTTATTCCTCGTAGTGTGTGGCTCAGCTTACTTAAGCAAAATGACATCATTCCTCCAGAATATGATGATGACTTTGGCAAAAAAGAGATTTTGGAAGATGAAATGATAGTCTCAAGGGCTGAGCAAAATGCTCAGGATGCTGCATTAAATTCTGCTTACTAAGGAGAGCCTTATGGTCTCGCAAGAAACTCGTCGTAAAATTTCAGAAGCCTTGAAAGCCTATTACGCAGGCAAAGGCAGCTCTAAGTCTAGGGCAAAAGAAGCTGCTGCCACGGTCAGGTCTGGTGGTCGTTCTGCTGCCACTGCTGTGGAAAAACAAGGTCCGCTCTGTTGGTGCTAAACTTACCAAGACCAAGGTAGACGATGTAACTACCGCTGCTGGTAATGTGAAACGTAGTGTTACAACTTCTGCGAAGAATATTGCAGACAAGGCCAGTGCAAAGGCTGGTAGCGTAGCTGCTGGTATTAACGCAGCAAATCCCGCAGCTAAGGAGGCAGCAAAGAGTCTTAAAGCAGATGCAAAAACAGCTGTGAAAAAGGTTCTTGACAAGACCACTCTTGATGAGAAAGCTATTGAGCTTTACAAGAAGGCAAAAAGCAAGGTCACTAAGAAACCTACCGCTTCTGCCAAAGGGACTGTTCCTAAGACCTATCGAACTTAATTAAATGGAAGCCTGTAAATGAGCAATAAACCTGCCAATAATGTTAATACCGAAATCTATGATAAGGTTGTAGATCGAGCAGCAATTAATCGCCTCTACGAAGCAGGCACTTCCAAAAAGCTCACTACAATACTGGATGAGCATAGTAAGCGTATCAATAAAATTATTCTCGAAACACCGTCTAGAGAAGAAGCGAAAAAGCTCATTGATAAGGAGATCAAGAGAGCCTTTGGTGAATTGTATACTACAAATGCCAGGGCTCTCACTGATCTAGCAATGGATCAAATGAGCTATACCTATCAGACATTGGAAACCTCTTTGTCTAATATCTGGCGAACACAGAAACCAGCAAGAAGCGTTGCTGAGAATATTGTACTTGAGAGGCCACTTTACAACGATCAAACGTTATTGCAAGGGTGGTCTTCTATTTCTCTATCTGAAAAGAAAAGAATTGAGCTTGCCATTCGTAAAGGCATCTCTCAAGGTATGAATGAAAAGGAACTTGCTTTGCTAATAAGACAAAGCAACCTCTTTAAAATTACCCAAAATCAGTCTTTTGGTTTAGCAAGAACGGCGATGACTTCTGTCTATGCACAGGCAGATCACGAAGTGTATAAAGCCAATGCTAAAGCCTTAAGAGGCTATGAGTATGTCGCAGTTTTAGATAGTCGAACAACAGACACCTGTGCAAGGCTTGATGGAAAAATATTTGAGATTGGTGACACTAAGCACCTTCCTCCTCAGCATTGGCATTGTAGAAGTACGACTATTCCTGTCGTTAAAAGCTATGACGATCTCGCTAGTCTGGAAAACGTAGCTCAAATTCGTAAGCGGAACCTAGAAGGTCTTTCTAAAGAAGAGATTGCTCGTTATGACGGTATGACGCCTTTAAAAGAGAGCTATTCTGATTGGCTTCTTCGTCAACCTCAAGATGTTCAGCTCAAGCATCTTGGAGACTTGAACAAAGTTGAGGCATTCCAACAGGGGCTTTTGTCTGTTGATAAGTTTCAAGAGAATGGTCGCACTATTGGAATAAAGAAGCTAAGAGAGCTCACTGATCCTGACTATGGCATCCCCGGCGATACACGTAGGTTTGCTTTTGCGAAACAGAAGCTTGATGCTATTAAACTAGGTGCAGCATCTCCTGATGATTTTTATAGTGACCCGGACCTTGTAAAGAATTTGCGAGAATATTATGTACTGCAAGCAGGAGAATTGGATGGAACACTTAGTTACACTAATTTTCGAGGCAATCTGCTACATACCAAGAGAGCTACTCGGAAACGAGTCTTGACATCACCACCAACAGAAGATCAGCTGAAGTTTAACCCAATTACAGGTAGATACGAGGATGTCCGTCTTTATCAACCTATGCCAGCTGTTCTTCAGAACAATCTTAGACAAGTAAGAGAATCTGAGAAGCTTTTACCACAAGACAAAGAGTTCATCGAGAACTTCATTGATAGTCTTGAGCATAGAATGTCTGTCAATGAAAGAGCTGTTGTTGCAGATAATCTGCGGATCACTTTTTCAAGATTCCGAGAAAATGGAGAGTTGTGGCAAAACTTCAAGGCAGTGTCTAACTCTCAGATGAAGTTCGATGTGATGAACGTGTCGGAATACATGGAGACTCAACTTCGTCGCGATTCTGACTTGTTTAACAAGCTTAAGAAGATGGAGTACTTTGACCCTGTTCTTGGTGCTTCCTCTTTTGACGATTTGCATGACAATTTTATTAATAACATCTTTGAAATGCGTGAATGGGAGTACAAACAACTACCGAAGATTGCTAAGAAGCTTCAAGGGGCTGCAGCTAAAATCATTGACACCAAGATTCCTATGAAGATCAGGGCAAGATTGGACGATAATGATCTCGAAGACTTCTACCTGAAGTTTGCAAAGATGCTTGCTGCCTCAGATACACCTGACCGTGATCAGATGGCTATTGCACTCGGTAGATCACTCTATAATGCTGCTAATTATCGAGGAAGTCGTAATGAGTGGTATAATCTTGGAGTTAAGATCCTTGATAGCGCCAAAGATAAGGGTTTCTATGAAGTAGAAACTTTTGGTGTGCAGAAACGGCGTATGAAGAGCCGAATGGGTGGAAACTACTTCGGTCCGGCATATGATACTATGTCTTATAACATTCGAGTTGTTGATCCGTCTATTAACAAGTATGCAAAGCTTGTTCGCTCTGTTGAAGTAGGTATGCGAGTACCTGCTACAAAGCTAGAAAATCGTCTTTTTGTTAGAGAAGGTTTCAAGACGTACTTCGACTATAGAAACCGTGACACAGGTATTCCTATCATTTCTGCTGACTCTGTTAAGTATTTTCCAGCTAGCATGATTGATGAGAACATGACAAAGGCTCTGAATCAAGCGGGTGGATCACAGTTTAAAGTAGACCAAGAGTTTCATGATGCGATTGAGCGCCTTCTGTTCTTTAAAGATGACAGAGGTAAGGCTGCCTATTACGATGACTTGAACCACTATCGTAAGTATATTGCGTCTCGTGGTGACAGCTATGAACGTTTCAAGGCAATGAAGTGGCTTAGAGACAAGGATGCAGCATTCACTAACAATCCTTTCTTGGATCATCGTGGTCGTATCTATGATCGCGGCTTTATAAGTCCGCAGGCAGGAGAAAGCTTTCGTCCGTTTTTGTCTACAGCAATCGAAAAGAATTTCTCTAGACAAGAGTTCCTTCATATGCAAGATCATATTGGTTCTTTTTTAGGCGGTCTGTCTGATAAACTTGAGGGTGAGTTCAATGGGCTTACTGTTCTAGGTCGTCAGAAGATTGCACAAAAGTGGCGAAAAGATATGGTACAGATAGGCAGACACTTGCGTAGAGGTAAACCTGCAGACTTGCGTGCTGTGCTAGAGCATCCTCTTACTCTTGAAATTGATGGAGAAGAGCAGGGAAAGTTCTTCAGATTTGCAGTTGAAATGGCAAAGATTGACGATTTCCTTGAAGGCAAGTACGACACCAAGAGTCTTGAAAAACTTTCTAATTACAAGATTGGTCTGGCGCTCGAGCAAGATGCTTCCTCTTCAGGTGCTCAGATTATTGCCTTAACAACAAAGAATAAACAGCTAGCGGAGCTGTCTAATGTTGTGCCGACAAATCAGAAAAAGCGTTTGTATGACATTATTGCAAACATGACATATAATGATCCGCGCTTTAAGAAGCTTAATGAGAAACTTGGTCTTACCGAGAAAGATCTCAGAAAGGCTTGAACGAAGGCCTTTTAAAACTGGGTGAATTCAGGGAAACACTTTTAAAGTCAATCCTGAGCCAAGCTTAGATAGGTAAGCCTATCTTTGAAGGTGCAACGACTAGACCGAAAGGTCGTAGGGTACAAGCGATTGGTACTCGAAGCGCCCAGCCCTGATATTTATCAGGTGATGATATAGTCTGGTCTGCATGGTGACATGCAGCAATGCTCCTGCGCTAACTGGAGTTTGAAAATGGAACTTTTCAAGTTCATTGAAGATACAGAAAATGTTTATTCTGTATCAAATTATGGTCGTATTAGAAACAATACGACCGACTATATTTTAAAACCATTTATTACAGAAAGAGGCTATTTCCAAGTAGCTATTCAATTTTCATCAAGACCTAAAAGAATTACAATTGATGTTCATAGGCTTGTTGCAAGGCATTTTATTGAAAACCCTTTATGCAAGCCGTATGTAAATCATATTGATGGAAACAAGTTAAACAATTATAGCACTAATTTGGAATGGGTCACACCAAAAGAAAATAATAACCATGCTGTTAAACTAGGTTTGATAAAGTCTGGAGAGGGCTCTTATTTAGCAAAGCTTTCCGAAAAAGATGTTTTAACTATAATCGACCTTCTGAGAGAGGGTCAAAGAAATATAGATATCGCAAGATTGTATGGTGTGGAACACAATACAATAGATGATATTAGATGCAATAGAACTTGGCGTTATATTGAACGTGATCCGATTCCTGGAAACGGTCCTAAAAAGAAATTGGTTGAGGAAGATATCTTCACTATCAGAGAAATGTTTCTGAAAGGTTTCTCCAATAGAAAGATTGGGGGTATTTTTGGAGTAGCGCCAGCAACTATTGACCAAATACGTAAAGGTAATACCTGGAAGGGTGTTGGAATTAAGTAAATAATTTGCAGGAGCATTGGGCTTGTTTTAGCGCAACAAGCTTAACACAAACGTCTAAAAACAAAATTATGGTTTCTCTTTATGGCGCAGGTGAACGAACCGGTATTATCAATGTAGAAGGAAAGCTAGCCAAGGTTCTTGAGAAAGATTCAGGACGTCTTGTTATTAAAGCGGCTGAAAGAGACTCTATTCTAGATCAAATTAGTGCAAGAGCAGCGAGATACAAGGACATTGATACAGACATCTACGATGAGCTAATGCAGCTTCGAAAAGATGTACGCGATATCTTTAACAAAGGTCTAACACCTGGAGATGATATTCTTGATCAGCTGTACTTCCTGGACCCTCAAACAAGAGATTTTGTCGAGAAATTAACAAGACAATATGACAGTGTTGTCACTCCTGATGACTTCAAACAGATTGCATCGATAATGAGCGAGTACATGGGTGATGAAGTCCCTATTCTAAAGGACTTTACTCGCTTTTTTGGCAGGCTGGCTCAGGACTTTGTAATTCATGCCAAACCATCTGACGCCGTACTTGATTGGAAGGCTATAGCAACTGAGCAGATTAGAGGCTCTCGCTACATGGGTAAGAAATTACCCAGACCTCTTGCTTTGGCGCTTGGGCTAAACCCTGATGAGCCTTTCAAGGAAGCTGTTCTGAAGAGGTTTTCATGGTACAACCCAAATAGCACTTGGTCTGATCTGCTGTTTGGTATGAGAAAGTCTGACTTCAGAAACACAGGAGTAAAGAAGAAGTTTCTTGAAATTGAGTATCCAACAATTAAATTTACAAAAGGTGGTATTACTACTTCTGGTGGAAAAGTTACATTAGGCGAGTGGTCTTTCGGACAACCAGGTAATTTACCTAAGAATTGGACTCAGATACCTTGGGTTAATTTTGATGGTAAAGTTCTTGAGCAGAGGTTTACACAAACCTTTGAAGAAAGACTACGTTATCGAGATGCTGATGGTAATTGGGTAACAAACATCATCCAAGTGAACCAGAAGACAGACCCTTCGTGGTGGGAAGAAGTTCTCGACAAAGGTGGTAAGATTAATGATATTGTCGATGCAACAAAGGCAAGAACATCTTATCCTGTGAATGCAAACCATAGTAATGATGCAACACTTGTCAAGAACTTCCACTTGTGGGGTGCAGAAAACAACATTACAACTTCTACTATTCACGATAAGGGATTGTCGTGATTAAACCGGGTTAATTGCTGGAAAAACCTTATTGGGTCAATCAGCAGCCAAGCTTAGATGGCGACATCTTTGAAGGTTCAACGACTAGGATACACGAACTCTCTGAGTTTATGAAATCCGTAGAAATCAAGTGATTTCGAAACGCCCGGAAGACATAATGTCTTAAGATATAGTCTGAACTGCATGGTAACATGCAGATGTTATTTATAGAGGGTACTATGGAAGAAAATTGGAAAGCTTATAACAAGTACTATGAGATTAGTGATCGAGGTCGTGTAAGGAATTCAAAAACTGGTCATATTCTTGCGCAGAATGTTAACGGCGGAGGATACTGGTATGTAACTCTGAGCCGGCCTACGAAATATAATCTTACTGTACACAGAGGCATGGCTATCCTATTTATTCCAAATCCTTTTAATAAAGCTCAGGTCAATCATATCAATGGTAATAAGTTAGACAATTCTCTTGAAAATCTAGAATGGGTTTCTCAAGAAGAAAATCTAAAGCATGCTGTCGATAATAAGTTAATGCCTCGAGGCACTTCTAGCTACCTTGCTAAATTGGATGAAGAGAAAGTGGAAGCCATACGTATATCTCTTTCAGAAGGTGTTATGCAAGCTACTCTCGCCAAAGAATACGGTGTGGATAGAGGAACAATTTCCGGAATAAAGCTAGGGAGAACTTGGAAGCATGTAAGACCTGATCTCTATAAATAACTGGCAGAGAGTAACGAACTCTGTTGAACATACTGGCCTTCTTTACCAATGCAGCAGATATGACAGCAGCGAAGAATGCTTTAAGAAAGCTCTATGCTGATACTTTGGATAGCAACGTCACTCTGGCAACGTTAAATGAGATGCGTGCGAGAGGTCTGCCTCAACATTTATATGATCAATATCTGAACGAAGCAATGGATAAGGGAATTATCCCTGTACCCGGTCGTTCTATTGTCGGTGGGAAGGTTCTTCGGATTGAGGACATTCTTACAAAAGAAGATATCATGAAGGCTCTACCGCCTGACTACACCTCAAACAAGAGCTTCTATGGTGTAGGCGGGTAATAGGTTTAGAGGGTGCACCTTAAGACACCCTCATTCATTTTAAGGATAATTATGTCTAAAGAATTGCAACCTCATCAATTACGAGTCATTGAAGAGAAGAAGGAACTATCTGAGAAGATCTCCAAGCTTGAGAAGTTCTTCGATTCCGGCGCCGTAGCAAATATCTGCGCTATTGAAAGAACTATGCTCACCCAACAGGTTTTCTATATGAAGCAGTATGAAGGTATTCTGCGAGAACGTATTAAATTCTTTCATGAAAGCCTGAACTCAGAGCTGATGGCTTAAGTTATTGCACTTCCAGCTTTACACGATCCCGTCAGTTTAAGGGCCTGTGTCTCCCCCTATTATTCTATAGATTATTATGTAGTATATAGGTTGAGGTGTATAATTATTAATAATAAATATCTATATTATTGTTAGTAGTTATGTACTATAATAAATATCTACATAAAAGTTAGTAAGATAGAGGGAGATGTGGGTTAAAAGTTTCTATTGGTAGAGTTGTACTCTGCTAATTTCACTCAATTATAGGCTGTGCCTGCGAGGAATAAATATGTCGAAAGAAGATAACTTGGATAATGTCAATAATGATGTCAACAAGGAAGATGTTGAAAACAAGAACACTCCCCCTGACAACAGTGTTGAAAAGCTGGTCCAAGAGAAAGTTGAAGAAAACCTTAAGCCGATTAAAAACAAGCTGAATGACGCTTACAAACAGCGTGATGAGGCTATGAAAAAGTTGGCTGAGCTTGAACAAAAGCAAAAAGAAGAGCACATGAAGCGTCTGGAGGAAGAAGGCAAGCATAAAGAGCTGCTGGAAATCCGTCTTGCTGAAGAAACTGCTCGTCGTGAAGCACTTGAGAAGCGTAATACCGAACTGTCGCGTGACGTTAAGGTTCGCTCTTCTTTGTCTGGTTTGGATTTTCGCAACGAGCGTGCCATTGAAATTGCTTACAAGGAAATTGTTGGAAACCTTGTACAAGATGAAAATGGTGTCTGGAAGCATGCTTCAGGTGTATCTATTGAAGACTACATCACGGCTTTCGCCCGAGATGAAGACAACGCCTTCCTGTTCAAGGTCAAAGGAAACTCTGGTGGTGGTACGTCGCCTACCTCAGGCGGCACTCCTACAAATAAGAAGAAATCCCTCTTTGAATACTCTCAAGAGGAACTCATTAAGATGGCACAAGAAGGTAAACTCCGATAACCTTTTGTGTCTCCTTTAAAAGGAAATTCACATGACTGTAAAGACTAACCTCGCCGGTGCTACCAACTACGTTCTGCAAGAGGCTATCAGTGCTCTGACCGATGAAGCCTACACCAATGCCCGCAAGCTGTCGAGCACTGGTATTGTTGGTGGTAACCCGCAAATCGATACGAACACCGAGACGTTCATCGGCCAAATCCGTTGGAACAAGCCGCTGAACCCGACTATCAACGTTGCGTCTCTGACGGATGCGACTGACGGTCAAATGACTTCGACTGCTCAAGACTACCTGACCTACATCAAGACTGTGCGTACGCATGGTGCTCGTAAGGTCAACATGCAGCAAGTCGTTACTCAACAAGATGGTCTGGCTAAGATTGCTCGCGACTTCAGCGAAACCCGTAGCCAAGATGAGCACAACGCTCTTCTGTCTGTTCTGAAAGGTGTTGCTCTGTCGGAAGTGCTGTATGGTGCCGGTTCTGCCTCGGGCTTTGCCGGTATGGGCGGTCAAACCTTCGAGAACGATCCGACGGACAAGCGTTATGGCTTCTATGTCGATCTGGGTAACAACAAGGCTATCGTTGATGCCACTTCTGCTGTTCAGGGCGCTGCTCGTGCTGAAGGCTTCCTGCAGGCCATTGGTAAGGCTTACAAGGACTATGAGCCGGAGTATGCCTACCTGATCTGCTCGCCTGAAATCATGGCTTCGCTGCGCAGTGCTAACCTTGTCGATGCTGATCGCGTGCAAGATGGTAACATCATGTTCAACACCATCTTCCAAGGCAAGTTCCGTCTGATCCAGACTCGTGCTAACCAAGGCTTCACCGCTTCGGAAATCGCCAAGATCAACTCCGGTGATGGTGCCGATATTGTCGGCACGAAGACTTCGTTTATCGCCCTTCCGGGTACGATTGCAATGGAGAACCTGTCTGTTCCGGAACCCACTGAAATCGAGCGTAAGGCTTCGTCCTACCAAGGTGGTGGTACTACCGATATCTGGTATCGTTGGGGTTATGTCGCTGCTCCGGCTGGCTATGACTGGATTGGTAACAAGGAAGCGTTCCCGTCGGATGCTGACTTCATGTCGGTCATCGAAGGCGGTACTACCAAGGCTCTGCTGGATGCAACTGCTCTTGATCTGGACGGTGTTACTGGCACTTGGAATCGTAAGTTTACTTCGGCTCTGTCGCTGGGTATCCTCCCCGTCTTCCATAGCTAATCTTCGAGGAGGGTCTGCTGTATGCTTGTAAAAGGACAAAACTCCTATGTCGATCTTGGAGAGGCAAATGCCTACTTTGCTGATAGGCTTGATGTCGCTGCCTGGACTGAAGCTTCTGATCTCGAAAGAGAGCAGGCTTTGGTTACAGCAACTTCAATGCTTGATAGCTACGAGTGGATCGGCCAAGTTGTAGACCCTCTTCAACCTCTTGCTTTTCCCAGAAATGCACAATACTTCGATCAGAGGCTAGGCATGTTGGCAAGTATGAATCCTGTTCCAAACAGGATTTTGGTGGCCTGTTATGAGCTGGCATACCACTTGCTTAATAACGACGGATTGCTTGACAATACTGGCTCAGTAAAATCACTTACTGTCGGCCCAATCTCTCTGACGAACATTGTTTCCTCTTCGAAGGTGCCTCACAACATCAAGAAAACCTTATCAGGGATGCTTGTCAAAGGTGTTGGCGGTGCATGGTGGAGGGCTAATTAATGAGCCTTCGCAATACAGTGAAAAGAAATGTCCGAAAAGCCTTTGCGATGATAGGAGATTTAAAGACAGAAGCCGTCTTTACTAAAAAAGGCAATGCTGGTTTTGACTTTGCAACAGGTACAACAATTCCTGCTGTAGAGACAACAAAGACCCTACAAGGCGTCTATCAAGGAAAGACCAGCAAAGGCGATTCGAAAACTTTAACTAAAGGGCAAACAGGTAAGTTCTTCTTCATCGAAGACGACCTCCCGGATGTTGAAGATTACGATTCTGTCGCCTTTAATAGCACTGATTGGCAGATCGTCCCTCCTGTCGTTAAAGATGGCTATCTCATCACTCTGACCGTCGAAGAGAAGCTATAATGGGTAAATATGAAGAGGTTCTAAAAAACATCTATGGTGTTTTTGATGGGACAGCTTGGAAAGATTTAAATATCAATACTCAACCGGAAAACTATAAAGGGATTACAACTGAAACAATAGTGATTACTCTATTATTCACAGGAGGCTCGTTACCTGGTACAGCCTCTTCTAGTGTTTCGGGGATGATCATGATTGACATTTTTGTCGAGGCAAACAAAGGGCCTTTACGTGCTCATCAGATAGCAGGTGAGCTTGATTTGTTACTTGTAGAGAAATCTATTGTAGCTACGTCAGGAAATGTAACTCAGCTATTGCGTAGCAGTCTTGCTTCAATCGGAGTGGATGCTGCAAACAAAACTCTTTATAGGTATTCTTACTCGATTCCGTTTAACCACTTTGGAGCTAATTAATGGCACACATTAACTCGATTGGTGCGGGTATGTTCTCGGATATGGCTATTGCCGTTCCGACTACTCCGCCTGCTTTTAACACCCTGGACACTGCTGCTGAATTTGAAGCTCTGTTTGCTAATGAGATCGAGTCGGCTGGCGGCACTAAAGGTCTTGATACGTTCGTGCGTATCAAGGACGTCCGTGAATTCCCTTCGATGGGTACGCCTCCGAACATTGTGAACGTTCCTGTCTATGGTCAGCGTACGTCGCAACAGGTTCAAGGTCAGTCTGATGCTCCGACACTGGAAATCACTGTCAACTATGTTCCTGCGAACTGGGCCGATGGCACTATTCTTGGTGACATGGTTGGTGATGGTAATCAGTATGTTATGCGTTTCACGCTGCTTAACACTGAACCTACCGGAACTGGTGCAACTAAGTTTGCTTCGACGGCTGCTGGTCTCGGTACTGTCCCGAATAGTGAATACTATTGGGTTGGTAAGATTGAGGCTCTGCTGGTTAACCCGCAGCTCACTGATGCCAACACTGCAACTGTGACTATGTCGCTGCAGTCTGACTTCTACGGTGCCTATACGCTTGGTGCCTAATTAAGATAATGGGAGGTGTCTTCGGGCATCTCCCATATATTTTTAGAGATAATATAATGGATGAGAAGAAAATCAAGTTCTCTAAAGGCTACGTGCTGCGAGTAACTGCAAAGCATATGCGTAAGAGTATCGACATCAGCATTCGGAAAACGTTTGCTCGAATTAAAGAGCATGCTGATGATCAAGAAAAATCGAAAGAAATCTTCGAGACGCTGTCTGTCTTGCATGACATGCGTCGAAAGCTCGATGAGTTCCAATCAGAAAATCGTGCATCTTTCAAAGACTAATCAAGGAGAATTTTATGACCAATCGTTTTTCCAATCTGAAAGCCACCAAAAAGCATAAGTTCATTTCTGTCGAAGTTGAAATGTGCAAGCTGTCGACAGCTGATGTCCTTGAAATTCAAGAGCAATCGAAGAAGCTTGGCGAAGGCGGTACCGACAAGGACAATATTGACCTTATGCTTTCTGTTATCCGTAAGGGTGTGGCAGAGATGAAAGACATGACCGATGAAGAGCTGCTGGATCTTCCGATGGAAGACCTGTCTACTTTGTCGGCTGAAATCATGAAGTTCTCGGGTCTGGGAAAGGGTCAATAACAGACGAAGAGCTTTCAATCTTCGAAATTGCCCATCATCTCAGAATACCCGTTTATGTCTTACTAAGAGACATGCCCTACACTGAGTTTAGGATGTGGCAAGAATATTTTGACAGATATCCTCCAGAGTGGAGAGCAGACTACAGGGCTTCCGTTATTGCCAAAAGCATGAGCGGAGGTAAGGCTGAAGATATGTTTCCATCTCTTAAAAGAATTCGAAAGAATTCGTCTGAGGATAAAGGGCTTCGCGGCTCTATGTTCTTCTCTAAAATGCTCAACTCAAAAGGAGGTGATCGTCCTGATTTCCTTAAAGATTAAAGGCGTGTCTTCTGAGTTTAAGAAACTTAGAGAGGAACTTCGAAAAGAAGAAGAGAAGAAGCTTCAAAAAGTCTGTGAGCAAGCGATAGCTGAACTTCGCGACAAAACCCCTGTCGATACAGGATTTGCAAAAAGTCAGTGGAAGCTTGCAAAAGCCAAAAGCAAGACACCAGAATTTGAGATTCACAACGAGACACCTTATATTGATTTCCTCAACTTAGGTAGCTCAAAGCAGGCACCAAAGTACTTTGTTGAAAAGACAATGCTTAAATACGGTAAACCTGTGGGTGCTATAACAAAATATAGTTCCTAAATTAGCCCGGTTAGCAACGAAGCAAGATACACTCTTGTGGAACTGCTGCCGGGCTATTTTTTACTTAACTACAAAGGGGTAGAGATGGCTATTGAAGTTGATGTCAAATCGAACTCACGATTTGCAAGACAAGATCTAGACCAGCTTGAAGCCCAGGTAAATAAAGTAGGAAAGTCTGTTAATAAGCTATCGGAGAAAGATTTTAAAAGTCTTTCTGCATCGGTTAGCTCTATTGATTCTTCTATTAAGAGCCTTGGCAGCAAGCTCTCTAATTTGGCAGCAGGTGTCGGAACACTTGTCGCCGCTACAGCAGGGCTTTCAGCATTGGCAAAAGCTGCTGACAGCTTTGCAAAGATGTCTAACAGAATCAAAACTACAACAAACACAGTTGATGAGTATAACAGATCACTGTCTGATACAAGAAAGATTGCATTAGAAACAGGCCAAAGTATTGAGGATATTACTGCACTCTACAGCAAGCTAACATTTGCTTCCAAAGACTTTGCAGCTACACAAGGTCAAGTTGCCAAGGTAACGGCTACAGTTTCCAAAGCCTTAGCTGCAAGCGGAGCATCTGCTGCTGAAAGAAGTTCCGCGATTCTTCAATTAGGCCAAGCAATGCAGTCTGCATTCGTTCAAGGTGATGAACTTAGAACTTTGCGAGAAGCTGCCCCATTTCTTATCAAGACAGTCGCTGATAGTCTAGGTGTAACAGTAGGCGAAATCAAGAAGCTTGGTGAGCAAGGCATGCTTACTAGTAAGGTCTTCTTTAATGCGCTTCTTGAAGGTGCTGATGAGACCGATCGTGTGTTCCAAAAGATGGACGCCACTTATGAGAAAGCTTTTAAGACCTTTGGAACAGGTCTCCAGATCTTTGCAAGGCAATTTCTTAATGCCTTTGGTGGAGGCGACTTTGCTGAAGTTCTGAATAGATTTGCAAAAGACTTTACAAAAGCTGCTATTAATTTTGATATGACTCTCATCAGAATGAAAGCAGACTTCTGGCTATTCATTAATAGTCTTGTTAAAGGTTTTCCTAGTGCGTCTAAAGTAGTTAAAGATGAAGTAAAGAAGATCGTAGAGTATGTAAAGGGTATTAAGATCCCTTCAATCGATCTTGATAAATTCATCCCTAAGCTGGAACCGATGAAGCAGTCAGTTCTAAGCTGGGTCAAGACAATAGAGAGAGCTTTCTTCTGGCTATATGATGAAGTTATCGGCCACTCCTGGATTCCCGATCTGGTTGAAGGTGTTATCTGGTGGATGAAGAAGCTTCTTGATAAGCCTGTAGAATACGCAAAAGTATTTGCTCATAAGGTAAATAATTTCTTTGCTAATATCAAGTTACCTGAGCTTCAGGTGAAAGAATTTGGGCTTGCATCTGGGATTACCATTGCAACCCTTGCTGGTCTTGCCACAGCATTTGCAACAAAGAGTGTGTTCCTTCCTTTGTCTGTAGGTGTCGGTACTGCACTTGTCTTAGGTTTTAACAAAGAGGCCACAGCTCTTACTTCTATTGTTGGGACAGTATTCTCTGGAGGTATCGCGCTTCTTGTCGGAAACCCTGTCATCAAAGTCATGGCAGGCGTTGTGTCTACGATGTTTACAGCCGCTGCTATTGAATCCAAGGGAGCAGTTACACAATCCTTTGGAGATGCTGTACTTAGTGGTATTCGTTGGGCATTTGACAAGATTGTTAATTACTTGTACGGTCAAGATGTCTTCGGCCAGCGTGCTTTCCAAGATACTTTGTTCCTTGTCGCAAAGATTGCGCTTTTGTTTAGTGCAGGCAGGTCAGCATTTGTGAGTGCTGCTCAAGGTCTTGTTGGTGCTGGCAACGCTTTCGGTAAAAAAATGGGTGATAGACTTGAAAAGTCTCTTCGTTCCATGGACTTAAAAGGAATGCAAAATAAGCTTTCCAACGAACAAGCAATGCTTAAGAGAAACACTGAGGCCGCTAGAATGGCCGTAAATGCAGAGCGTAAAGTATTGGCTCAGACAAGATCAGCAAATGGTCAGCTACTTGGCAATATGGGTCTCAAGCAGTATGATATCGCTGCTAGGTCAAACAATCCTCAAGCGATGGCAGCCTTTGTCAATAGCCTGTCTGCAGAAGGACAGAAGGCTGTAAAACGCTTGAACCTGAACAATCAACGTATGGACACTGTTCTACGTGATAACGAATTAAGACAAAGCAAAGTAATTAAGCCGCTTGAAGAGGCTGTTAGAAATAACAAAATGGTTGTTGATAGTCTCTCTGCTAGTCTCCGTCAAGCTTCTTTAGCTCTTCAAGGTGCCATTGGTAATCTGGCAGGCGGCGTGGCAGGTATTTTTGGTTCTTTCGCTGGCTATAATGTCGGAAGAAACATTGCTGATGGTATGGCAGAAAATACTCCTGCGTGGCAGAAAGCTGCTATCCCATTTGTCGGAGCTTTTGTTGGGCAGTTCCTTGCAAGTGGTATTGGGCAGATTGTTGGTAGATTTACATACCTGTTTATTGCCACTGCAGTTCCAGGAATTGTAAAGGCTTTCTTAGCTGGTGTAGCACTGCCGCTTGCAAGAACATTCATGACATATGGCATTGTTGGGCCGCTGTCTCAGCTGCTTCCTAAGATCTTTGCGGTATCTCTTGCTCCTGTTACAGCAATCCCTATTGCTGTTGTTGGACTTACTGTACTGCTTGGTGCATTCGGGCCTACTATTATTAAAAGCATGAAGACAGGTGCTAATTACTTGGTTGAAAGGATGCAAAATATCCTATTTGACATGCTACCAACAAAATTACAAGACACCTTAAGGAAGAACTTTGAAGCATCAGGTGAAGCTGGTCCTATTCAGCCTGAGAATTCGCGTTCTCTTACCCTTAGGGTTGCGGAAGTTGCAATATCTATAGTAGACATGTTTGACTCGGAAAGCGCGCATGATATCTCTGAGTATGGTAGAGGCGGTGAAGAGGAGACCTCACAGATCAGAAAGATTGCAGAGTGGGTTGACAAGATTCCTGAAACTTTTGCAGATGCTATGGCGATGCGAGGAGGCATGATTGTCTCCCCTTCTCCGGAAGAGCTTGGCAAGTCTGTGGCAAAAGGTGCAGAGGCAGCTCTTACTGCAGTATCTGGAACAGCGATGGCCGCAAATGATCCAGCATGGACAGAGCAACAAATTCGTATTGCTGAGAAGATACGGCAAGAAGCCGAAAGACAAGGGGCTGGCGAATATAAGGAACTTCTTGTCTCTCTTGCTAAGAGAGAAAGCAGTCTTGACCCTCTGGCTAAGAATCCAAAGTCAACTGCTACTGGTGTATTTCAGTTTATCAAAGACACTGCTAAACAATATGGAATCAATCCCCTCAATGAGGATCAAAATATTGGTGCCGGTGTTAAGATGTTTAAGGAGAATCTTAGCAGATTTGGAGATCCTTATACTGCGTTAGCTGCACACCATGTAGGTCCGGGTGAAGCAAAAGAAGCAATGGTTCCTGGTTCTTCTGTCGGAGATATCAATGTAAAAACCTCTCAGTGGTTAAAAGACATCATTGAAGACGTGTCAACAAGAACAGACGGACCTGTAAAAGAATCAATACAAAGCAAGTTATCTTCCGCATTCGAGTCTGTTGAAAGCATTATGCAAGAGCTTAGATCAGCCTACGAAGAAGGAGGCGCAGGCGGCGTTCTTAATGCAATCAAAAAGATTGTCAGTCCTATCTTCGAAAAGCTTACAAGCTTTATTGGGCTGGATCCAAAAGAGATCTCGAAGAGTATTGAAGAATCACTGCCTAAGGACGATCCTTTTAACAAGCCTCAGACTGAATTCATGAAGTCTCTTAATGCTGCAGGTTCCGCTGAAGAGCTGCTTGCAACTATTAATGAAAGACTGGAAAAGATCGGCGCTGTTAAAATCAACAACCTAGATTTTATCAAGAATGATGATTTCGAAAACTTCTTTATTAACTTAGAAAAGTTGGATGAAGTCTTCGCAGATCTTGCAGATCCAAGAACACCTCTCTTTATGCGAAAGCGTTTGGAGAAGACAGCTGAAGAACTAGAGGAAGGTCTTAAGAAGATTGCAGCAGCTGCAGCCCTTGATAACAAGAAACCTGGAGAGGAAGGTGGCTGGCAACCTAGTGCTGCTGCTATTGAAGATGGTCAAACAGCTGCTCAGAACTTCACTAATCAATTTGCAGCAGGCTTCTCTTCATTTTTGAAAGGGCAAACATCCTTTAAGGAGCTGGGTCAAAATCTTTTGTTTGAGATAACAGGACAAATTGTTGATGCCTTTGCTCAGAATTTTGTCAAGTCTTTCATGGATTCTTCTAATCTAGGTAATAAAATCTCAGACATGTTTGCAAGTATTTTCCACCTAGGAGATGTTGCAGGCGGTGGTCTTGGTAAGCAGACAATAAACGCTACTACTGCGATTATTAATGCTGGCTCAATAATGGGCGGTGGAAGTGGAGCAGGTTCCTTCATGTCTTCTGGCGGCATCTCAGGGATGTTTGGACCTAAAGGAAAAGGATCAACTTCTGTTACTGGTGCTGCTGGAGAGATGGTTGGTGGTTCTGTTATGACACCTGGGTTTGGTGACGGTCTGTTTGATCTTACTCTTACAGAGATAGGTAAAGTGGATGTTGCGGGATCCTCTGCGTTCACCAGCGTTGCAGATGTGGCTACTTCAAGTTTCAAGGGCTTAGGCGAAACAATAGGAGGAATCTTCGAAGGGCTTGGTAGTAGTATTTCAGGCATCTTCTCAAGTCTTCTCGGTGGAGGTGGTGGTGGTGGTGGAGGCTTCCTGTCAGGTTTTATGGGTTTGTTTGGATTCGCGAATGGTGGTCTTATTCGTGGTCCAGGCACAGGAACCTCTGACTCTATTCTTGCTGCTGTGTCCTCTGGTGAGTACATCGTAAAATCCAGCCAAACAAAGAAATATCTGCCTCTTCTTCAGGCCATCAATGAAGGCAAGCTGCCTGCTTTTGCTACTGGTGGTATTGTTGGTGACTTGCCTGCACTGAAGAGTGAAAACAAGTTAGCTAGTAAGAAGGAATCTCAAGTATTCAACATTAGTATTACAGGCGATATCAGTCGTCAAACCAAGCGTGAAATCTATACAATGCTTCCAGAAATCGCAAATGGCGTTAATAGCTATAATCGAGAAGTAGGCTATAGAGGTTAATCATTTAAGGGAGGGGAGAAATCCCCTCTCATTTTATCTCTGGAGAAATAAATGTATGGTGTTTATGAAAACGGACAAGTAATTGGTGTCTTTACAGCGCCTTTAACTGTTAAGAGTAACCAGCCTGTTTTTGTCTCTGATAGTTTGTCTCTGAAAAGAGCAAGGCAAAAGAGAGCAGGACAGCGTTGGGAGATTACTACAGGGATTCGTCCTGAAAATCAGGATGCAAATGATCTGTTTGCTTTGTTTATCGAGAAAGGCTATACCAGTGCTCTTAATATCTTGATGCCACAAAACACAGGTTCAAGACATAAGAGAGTGAGAGGCACCCCTCCTATTGCATCAGGTTCCTTAGATGGTGATACGATTGTAGTTACAACTACAGCAAAGATTCCCAGAGGTACGTACATTCGGTTTGCAAACCACTCTAAAATCTATCTTACTTTGTCTGAAAAAGATGCAGCAGGTGTGATTAAGATCTATCCTACTCTTAGGCAATCTGTTGTAAATCAATCAATGGAGTGGGAAGATGATGTTATCATGCCTGCCTATATTGACTTAGACACTACTGTAGGTATGTCCTATACTGATGGTATTCTTATGGATATGGGCACTGTAAAGTTTGTGGAGGCGCTATGATTCAATTTAATGCCAGAATACAAGAGCTTCTACAGCAGCCTGTACTGCAAACATTCCATTGTATTCAGTTACACAATTTCAGATTTACCTCGCATGATCATAATCTGACATTGCCTGACGGTGTCTATATTAGTACAGATGTAATTAGCGTGCTGGAGAATCTCAGAGCAACTTCTACAGTAGATCGCGATCTTTACAAGATTACTCTTGCAGACCCTTCCTTTACTATGCTTAGCTTCTATGAAGGAGGTGCTGTAGGGAAGGTTGCAACTGTTAGACTTGGTTTTGTAGATTATGAAACGCAGGAGCCTGATACTCAAAATACCATCATCATCTATAAAGGTATTATTGAGAGTTTTGATTATCAAGTTGATACTGCTGAACAAGGTCAGGTAATTTCCGAAATTCGCTGTTCTAATCCAATGGCCGATCTTGACGGTGTAAGACCTTTCTATACAAGTAAGGATTTCATCAGACAACTTAGTGCAGATGATACTGCATTTGATCAGGTTTATTCAGGAGCAGGGTCCGTATCACTAAAATGGGGTAAGAAATAATGGGTTTTGTATCAGCTATCATATCGATCGCCCTTACAGTCGCCTCCGCTGTCTACCAAAAAAGACAGCAAAAGAAAATGCAGAAAAAAGCCGAAGAAGCTAGAAAGGCTGCAGAGGAGGCAAGAAAGGGTTTTGAGTTGGTTGTCGATTCACAGATCATGGCACTTCCTATTGTCTATGGAAGAGCAAAGATTGGAGGCAACCGTGTCTTTTCAAAAACATCTAACAGCTTCATATACACAACTACAAATGCTAACAAAGTCTTTGAAATTGGCGGGCTTAACAAGACTATTAACGGCAAAAAGAATGAGTTCTTGATTACACAACAGGCACTTTGTCAGGGTCCTATTCATGCTTGCTATGATGTAATTATTGATGAGTCTACCTTTCTCAATGATCCTGTGCTTGTCCAAAAAGCAGAAGAAGGTGAGACAACTGGTGCATTCAGAGCTGAAGTTCACTATGATGGTGGAACACCTAATAGCCTTGTTACCGTAAATGCGGGTGAAAGGGCAAACGCTAAATTTGTTGGTTGTGCTTTTATGTCTCTGTTTATCAAGCTTAATAGAGATGATCCTCAGTTTGGAGGAGTTCCTGATGTTGCCGCTTTCATTGAGGGAAAGCTTGTAAAAACAGTGAATAACGGTATCTTGTCTAACAACCGTATTTATAGCAATAACCCTGCCTGGGTGTTGCTTGACTACTTGCTAGACTATCGTAAATTGTCACTTGAAGAGCTTGACTTACCTTCATTTGAAGCAGCAGCAGCTATCTGTTCTCAGATAATGATGTACGGGGCTTATACGGGAGGCAATATCTTCAGAAATGCTCTCGGCGACCGAAATATTCGGACGAGAAATATTCCTCTATACGAAGCAAATATCATTATTGATAGCAAGCGTCCACACAGAGAGAATGTTGAGTCAATCTTGGAAACAATGGGTGATGCCCGTCTTGTCTGGTCTCAAGGAAAGTACAAACTTTCTCTTCAGTACCCCGGTAGAAATAACAATAATATTGTCGTAGCTGAACACATCAATGATGACAAGCTTGTGCTTGGAGAGGATATTAGCGTTACTTGGCCGACTGCCGAAGATCGCTTCAATAATGTAACAATTCGCTTTAGTAACGAAGCTGAGAACTTTAAAGAAGATACTGTGTCTTGGCCTCCGAAACCTCTCGGTGGCTACACTAAAGGCATTGGCGGCTTTGTCTATCCTCCAGCGACTGGTTGGGATAACACAGCAGCTGGCAGATTCTTGAACAACTACGCTGTTTGGAATCAAAACGTAAATAGTGTAACTCTTACATGGCTCATTCGTCCTTCTATCTCTGGTGATTACTCGCTGAAGTTTACAATGGATGACAATGGAGAGCTGCGTATTCAACAGTACGATCTGACACCAATCTACCCGCTTCCTGTCGTTCAAACAGAGGTGGTTGACGTTACTACAATTCCTGAGTCAGTACTAGGCGGTTTAAGCCTTATTAAAAGACTTTCGAGGAATTCGGAAGATTGGAAAACAATCAAGACAGGTACAGTAAACCTTAGTGCAAACCAAATATATAGGATAACAGTCACAGCAACAAATAACAAGGGTCTTAAAGGTGCTGCTGCAACACTTACAGCGCCGGATGGCACCACTTTCTGGACTACAAGAGAGCCTTCTTACTCAGGGTTCGAAACAGTAGATAAGAAGAATGGTGTATATCTTGCGATGTTGCAAGAAGACAATAATGTAGAACTGGAAGCTGATCTGTTCTTTGAAGGTTGCACGGACTATCACCATGCTTTGGCAAAGGCTGAAGAGATGGTGAGAACAAGTAGGTCAGCCTTCAAGATAAAGTTCTCCTATAACTTCAAAGACAAATATCTGGAGCCTGGCGACTTTATCAGTTTCTCTTCTAAGACAGTAAAAATTGGAGAACTTTCACCTGTCTACATTCGTGTCGATAGTGTGAAGCTTCAAAATGGTCTTGTTGCTGAAGTAGAAGGCACACGCTTTGACTGGACACAGCTTGCCTGGAATGTGGCTGATAACGAATACTTGAAGCCAGCACCGTATTACAACTTTGAGATTCCTGCTCCTTTGTATCTTGAGTACAAACCAGATGTAACGGATTTGTTCGAAGGACCTGGATCTCTTTCATGGCCTTTAGTAGATGACACAAGATTAGTTAGTTATAATCTCTATTCTCATGTTCCTGGCGATGTAGATGCAAGCGGTGTAAATATTTTCAAGCGTCTTGGCTCGACTCCACATCCTCCGTTTTCATTGCCTGCACTAGATGAGGGTGATTATATCTTTGGCATCAAATCAGTGACAAGTGTCGGTAGCATGTCTCAAATGACTGTTACTGATACAACTAATTTGTCCAGGCTGGCACCGCCTCCTCCTGTAGATTTTACAGTAACAGCCTTTGGAGATAGACAGCAATCTGTTCGCTTGTCATGGACAATACCAGTAACTAGACTTGATGGTACAGTATACAAGAATCACTTTATCACTGAAGTGTACAGGTCTAAAACAAACAACTTCCTTGTCGCACAAAAAGTCGGTGAAACAACAAAGGTAAACACATATGTTGACACGCCGTCTGAGTATGGTACACTCTACTACTGGGTTCGTTTTGTCAGCTACTCAGGGATTCCTGGAGAAGAGTCTATTGCACAAAGTGCTGATCTAGATTTCTGGGCTGTCTTTGATGATTCTACATTCAAACCACCAGCACCTTTCAACTTACAAGCTTCTGGTGGTGTTAATCAGATTCTCCTTACATGGGAGAGAGTTGATTACACAGAAGGCGGAGGGCATGCCGCTACTATTCTGTATGGAAAGCTATGGCCCGAAGGCGCTCCTGCTCCTGAATTTAGCATGGATGATGTTCTTGCGTCAGTATCGTACGCAACTGTATTCAGCCATGGTGTAAAGCCAGGGGAGAGATGGGTTTATTGGGCAAAAGAGCTGAGTAGAGGTAATGGGTTGTCAGACGGTTATGCTGGCCCTGTTAATGCAACAACAAGCTATGACGCTGCTGAGCTTATTGACGCTCTTTCATCTAACGGCTTTGATTTAAATACAGAGCCTTTTGTTCATTTTACAGAACAGACTACTCTTCCAGATGGCACAGTTATTCCGGCCGGTACTTATTTGAAGAGAGGCTATATTGCAGATGCTTCTATCACAAGTGCAAAGATCAAGGAACTCTCAGCAGATAAAATAACTTCCGGGTTTATTGCAGCCGAGCGTATTCAGGCTAATTCGATTACTGCAGCAAAGATAGATAGTAGAGGTCTAAGCATTAAAGATGCTGCAGGTAATATCATCTTGGCTTCAGGAAGCCCACTTGATTACTCTGTCTATCTTAAGAATAAACCTACTTCTTTGTCTGGAATCAACAGTACAGAGGGATCAAAGTTAGCAGGAGTAGAAGCAGAAGCCACAAAGGGTGCAACATTTGGTAGCAATATATATGGTCAAATAACATCAACAAATGTAAGTACCTATATTGCAAGCGCAGCAATCGGTGCGGCGCAGATTGGCTCAATTGCTCTTGTAGGTACAAGCAACTTCTCTGTTAGGACAGCACTATCAGGCGCGCGAATGGACATGGATTCGCGTCGGATCAAGGTCTATGACGAAAATGGTGTGTTGCGCGTTCAATTAGGAAATCTGACAGTTTAATAGAAAGGAGAGGAGGGAGCTAATAACTCCCTTCTATTTTTAATGAGTTATGGATTAAGGATTTGGGATGCAAGCGGAAAGCTGAAATTCGATCCCTCTATTCGAATTACAAGATGGCATTCTCAGCATTTTGTTTCTCTTTCACCACGCTCAGAAACCAATATCTATATTTCAGGTTATGTACCAGGGGACAAATGGTCTTATTATAACACTGATATGGCCTATATACGAATAACGGAGTTTTCTGGAAGGATCTATATTTACAACGAATCTTACACTGATTCGGTTAGTTTTACATTAGGGGTCTTGCAAACATGACTTACGGAGTAAAAATAATAAACAGCAGCGACTATATACAGATAGATTCAGACTACTCAAACTTTCACGTAATACAAGAAGGTTCCTTGTCTATTAGCAACAGCTATTATGGTGGTGGAAGGATTTCTAATAATGTATCTATCCCTTCTCAGAGTGCTGTCCCTCTTGTAATTGTCTCAGCGCCTGTTGGTGTCTTTATAAGTGCAACAGTTTCCTCTTCAGGATTCTCCCTTATCTCGATGTATGATGCGACCACAGTAAATTATAAAGTACTAGGCGTGTCTAGATATAACACAAGGTCAAATGATTCCTATGGGCTTAGGGTGTTTAATTCAGATAACTCACTCGCTTTCGACTCAGGGCATGACAGACTTTTAATAACAGGAAAGGTTTCGAAATTCTTTGAATCTTTTAGATATGAAAATGTGTCAATCCCTATTGATACTAACGTAAATAAATGGTTTTCTGTGAACGGGCTGATACGATATGGTTCAAATTTTTCAGCTTCACCTAACGAAGCTGAACTCTATTTTGCATGCGCAGGTTTTGCCAGTAGTACTGTATTCTCTTTAAGAAGTGATTATTTATTTCCTGGACCACCTATTGGCCAAACCTGGTCAGCTTTTACAGCAACTTCATTTGTAGGAAAAATAAAGTTATGAACCTTATTCTTGTACCTGATGAAAATGGTGAGATCAGCTACACCGCCACGTTTAGTTCAGATAGTGATATCCCTGATATAGAAAACGCTATTATTTTTAAAGGGGAAATACCAGAAATTTCAGACTTGTCCTGTTTCTATGTTAAAGATGGAATTCTTAAGGAAAGAGAGAAGAAATATAATGACTTCCTGACATGGAATAAAGAGCTGGAGGAATGGGTTCCAGATCTATATAGGGCAAGAGTGGCAAAGAAACAAGAGATTGAGACTGTATTGAAACGAAAACTATATGAAGAACCCTGTAATGGCTTCGATGCAGATATGGTATCTAGATCGAGGATTTCAGGATTGCTACAAAGGCTCCAAAGAGGCGATGGCCTCCCTTCAGGATGGATTGGCTGGCGAGATGCAAGTAACAACATGCACTGGTCTTTAAACACTCCTGAGCAAGTCTATAGTTATTTGTCGGCCTTGTCGTTAGCTATTGAGGACAAGGAACAAGCAATGCTTCTGTCTGCATGGATGCATAAGAAAAACATAGATGATTCCAATAATCTTGAATATATTCTCTCATATCCTGTAGAAGAGGGTTGGTGATGCTTGTAAGCCAATTGAGCAAAGGTGATATTGAAGCCTGTGTAAAAATGTATCTCCCTCATGATTCGTGGATTAAAGGAGATTATCAAACGTCTCTCAAGAATTTGTTTATTGCGTCAAAAAGAGCATACGTCCGTGCTATAAAAGAAGATAACAAAGTTATTGCGTTTTTGTATGCTGAGATCATTCAGCCAGCGCATTTGAATTATTTTTGTCTTAAGCAGATGTATTTCTGCAGTGTTGGAGGCATCTCAGGAGTTAAGGCTATGTTTGACTTGCATGATGACCTAATCAAATACGCAGAAGAACAAAAGGTTCCTCTTGTCTTATCTCCTGGATCACACTTGGATGAGCAAAACAAGTTTGCAAAACTCCTTGAAAAAAGAGGCTGGGAACGCAGAGGATACATGGCCGCTTACAAGACTTCGCACTTCAAGTAGCATTCTACCCCTAGTTGAGACTATTCTCTTCTAGGGGTTTTTAATCAAATTTTATTTGCGGAAAAACATCCATCTTATATGAAGACTACCATAAGGTGGTTAAACAGGAGAGTTATCATGAACACGCAAGCTAGGGACATTGAAGAATTCATCAAATAGGTCGAAGCACAATAACCGAGTGTACAACTCTTTCTAGAGGACAATGAGTACCTTTTCAGCAAGCATGTCAAGGAAAAACACGATCTTCTGTTGGAACTTGAGAAAAGGAATATAAAATTCAGCGGCCTTTATGGTCGTGTTTACAAGAGGTGATACATGGCGACAGAGTATTATTACAAGAAGTATTGCAAGGTCTGTGGTGTTCTGACGGACTCCTGGAAGATTTCGAAACAATATTTTGAGTTTCTAAAGAGATCTCCGGGCATCAAGTATCCAGAGGAGCACCCACACACCTGCACATACGATTGGATTTGCGAAAGATGTGCTCCTGATTACTATGCGGATCCTGAATGGAAAGCACCAGAGCCATTCAAAAGGACACCTCTACCTACGCCGAAGCTTGGAGCTGCGCTTCCTCCCGCTGCACCTGCGCAAAAGCCGACAGAAACGGCCCAGGTTCCGCCACCAGCAGCCCCGGCAGCTCCCCGGATCAGTCCCCCCAAGCCGCCACTCCGCACCCCGCCTGTGGCCACTCCGGTGGTCTCTGCCAAACCCGCAACTCCTGAAAAACAGGATAAAATAGCATCAACACCAGCTGCACCTCGTTTCAAAGTTCCTAAACTCAATAAATAAGGAAGTAAATCATGGCTAACAAAATCACAAAAGTGAACAAAGAAGTTATCGACCGTCTGGCTTGTATTGCAGTCGGCGTAACATATGAAACAGTCCTGAACGTATGGAAGTGTGCAAGACGCTATAAGAGTTGGGACTTGGATCTCTTCATGGCAGAGCCGCCTGCAGCACGCAGCACGATTTACAAGGTACGCAGGGTTCTTTTTCTCAGTAAGGTCGAAGGAGTTTGAGATGAGTGAATTTGTCAAGCAACTAGTCGATAGTCAGAAACCTACTGAGAGGGTCTCTGACTACCTCTTGGCTGTGGTTTGTGGTGTTATGCTTTCTTTTCTTGCAGCATCCTTTATCTGAGGCTAACATGAAAAAGATCATCACAAAGGTTGTCACACTTCTTGCAGCTCTTCTTGTCTCTTTTAACGCTAATGCAGATCTTTGTGCAGATCTCAGCCAGCATGTGTTGAAACTAGATCGTGGCAGCATGCGTACGATGAGCGATCGTGTCAGGTTTGAGATCTACAGTAGGGCATTTGAAGACAACAAGGAGCTCTCTGAAGACAGAAAGGTGGTTATGCGATACTTGACTGCAAAGATCGTGGAGGGGGCTATCTGGAAATTCTCTGATAGAGAAGCCATGTCGTTTGCTTATGAAGAATGCACGTTCTTCAAACAAGCTACTGGTCTGAAGTAACGCGCAGAAACATCCATCTTATATGAAGAACACCGAAAGGTATCTTCATTATCATCTTTCTTAAAATCTGGAGTAACATCATGAAAAAGATCACTGTCGTCTCGGCTGTTGTTGCTGTTATCGTCTTCATCGTCTCTTTCCTTTACGCAGGCAGCGCTAAGGCAAGTGAATTTACCGATCCCACGTTGGATCCCGTCAGGATCATCCAGCAGCAAAAAATCCTTCTGGTTGATTCAACCCTTGAAGAAACGCGTACTTTCAGGTACGCAGCTGGCGCTGTGGGTACTGGTCTAGGAGCTGTGGCTGGCTACTCTGCGGCTACGGCAGCAGGCGTCAGTGCAGCGCCTGTTGTTGTAAGTGGGGCTATCATCTATGGCGCTGCATTCTATGGTGCCAGCACGCTCGGTGTTGAAGTCGGCTACCAAATGGTGGCTGATGAGATTCGCGAGAAGCGGGATGCAGCTATTGAGAAGGGGAAGGGTCTTGCGAAAGACCTCCAGCAGGAAGGTAAAGGGCTTCTCGATCAAGGTAAGGGACTACTCGACCAAGGGGTTGAAAAGTTCAAATCCTGGCTGTAACGCGAAGGAGGGGCACTCGAAAGGGTGCCCTTTTAATCATGGCAAAGAAAGACAGTTCAAAAACATTCATCGTGAGGATGACGACACGTAGTGTAGCACGCTACGATAATTTAGATATTTGGGCACGTGATAAGTTTGATATTTGGCTGAAGAAGTTCGAAATAAAAATGTATGAAAAAGGAGCAACTTGGGACGAGAAATTAAAAAGTTTTTTGATAAAGCATCTACCGCAGAAGCCATAGACACTCACTGACCCTTCGGGGTTGGTGGGTGTTCTTTGACTTCCCTTTATTTTTTCTTTAGGAAAGCTGTATGTATGTAATCCTTTTCCTGCTTGTTAGAACCGTATTTAAAATAACATCATATATAACAATTTGGTTTCTAATGGTTGGATTTGGATTATATTGCATCTTCAAATTTATAACGGTATGGTAACTTACGACACTCTGCTGGAAATAACTAAAGCCAGACTGGAAAGTGATGAAGTGCCTTCGCGCTCACCTATCCGGATACTTCGAGAATTCGATTTAAAGGAGTTGTATGATGTTGTAATCCCTGTCGTATATTTGTATACACGCGGGAAGAAGGATGAACCAATCTTCCTTACAGAAGCTGTTTGTGCGATTGGCAGAGCAGTTATGTCGCATTTCAAACAGAAGAAGGATAGCGGTCTAGCTGCTAAGATTGGTGCATTTCTTCTTTATAGTTTTGAAGTTGCAGGTATCCTTGAAGTTCTAAAAGCACAAGGTAAGGGGAGGCACGCAGCATATCAAATCATCATAAAGGATGATGCGAGTATTAGGGCATTATGGGAGGCAATTGATGTAACATCCGTTGATAAGCTACCAAGCGAAACTCCCTTTGCTCCATACTTCACAACCGAGCATGAAACAGGGATGAAGCTGGTTAAGACAAATAACAAGACTGTATTAACCAAGCTGAACCCTGTGGACAATCCAATTGTGTTCTCTGCCATAAACAAATCCATGGAGACTGGATGGAATGTAAACGTTAAAGTCTTTGATGTGGCTATGTGGGCATTGCGTAACAAGACTGAAGCATTTGACGATATTTGGTCTCAACAAAACCCTGAAGCACGAAAGACAAAATTAAGAGAGTCCAGAACTATCCTTGATATTGCGTTCAGGTTTATCGATAAAACATTTTATCACGCAATGTATTTTGATTTTCGTGGGCGCATTTACACAGCGTCTGCTTTCTTCAACCACCAAGGAAATGATCTGTCTAAAGGACTTTTGCTTCGTGCTGACAAAAAGCCAATTACTCGTGAAGGGTTGGATTGGCTATATGTTAGTCTTGCAAATAACTATGCAGGTAGTTGCAACAGAGAGGATAAAGCAAAGACAGATAAGATTCCTTTAAAAGATCGTATTAAATGGGGTGAAGAAAACGAAGAGATCTTCATTGCGTTTGCAACAGATCCAAGGAAGCACCAAGGCTGGATGAAGGCTGACTCACCTTGGCAATTTCTTGCAGCTTGTTTTGAAATAAAGAAGTTTCACGATTGGCAGGAGAAAAACAAAGAGGATATCGAATCAGGAAAGATTGATCCATATTCTTTCGAATCTGGTATTGAAGTGTTTATTGATGGCAGTTGCAACGGTAAATGCTTGCCGTTGTAAAACTACGTGAATTCGGTGGAACACTACATTCGTGTAGTCAATACCGAGCCAAGTTAAATCGGGTGTAACGACTAGTAAGTCCTGTAATAAGGCATACACTACAAGCGATCGGTAGTGGAAGCGCGTAGAAGAGTGTCAACAGGTACTCTTAAGATATAGTCTGATCTGCATGGCGACATGCAGCTGTCTGTGGCGGACAGGAGTTTTTGATGAAGACCTGGAAGAGTTACAAAGAAAAATATGAAGTATCAAATGAAGGAGACGTCAGGAATAGCGAAACAGGGTTGGTTCTGAAAAACAACACTGATAAATACGGCTACCATACTGTAACCCTGTGGCTTGACAAGGTACCCAAGACTTTAAAGGTGCACAGGCTTGTTGCTACGTGTTTTATAGAGAATCCTGATAACAAGGAACAAGTAAACCATAAAGATGGAAATAAGAAGAACAATTTTGTAAATAATTTAGAATGGTCTACTCCGATTGAAAACATTAGACATGCTTGCGATATGGATCTTCTTCCTAAGGGTTCCTCACATTATGAAGCTGTTCTTACTGAGGAAGACGTCCAGGAAATTCGCTATTTACTTTCTGAAGGGTATGGAAATTCCTTTATTGGAAATAAGTTTGGAGTAACTTGTGGTGCAATATATGCAATAAGAGTGAATAAATCCTGGCAACACCTGCCTTGGCCGTTTCCATACAGATTGTTCGAAGCAACAAAGGAAACAAAGCTTGTAGGTAGCCAGAGAAAAGAAGCTAAACTTGATGAGAAGAGAATACGTGAAATAAAAAGATTGCTTTCAGACGGCGTATCGATTGCAGTTTTGCAAAAGAAATTTAATATATCAGGTGGGGCGCTTAGATGCATTCGAGCTGGAACCACCTGGAAACACGTAACTATTTAGCGTCCGCCACGACGGGGAAAGTTTAGCGAACTTTCCTGAACAAAATGAGCCAGCATCTATCAGCACTTACAAAAGATGAAGTTACTGCACCGTATGTCAACCTTGTTCCGCAACAAATGCCTGGAGACCTGTATGCGTATGCAGCGAAATTTGTATGGAAACACATTGAAGAAGAAGTAGCAAAACTCGACAAGGAAGAGTTTCTGAGGCTATCTACTTTTGTAGATAAGCTTATTTCCTTGAAGAAAGAATACATTACAGCACCACTTAACTCTGATATAAAGAAGCTTGCATGGAACAATTACCAAGAGTTTAAGAAAGGAAAAGAGAAAGACATCGAAGCAGCTAGTCTTGTCTATTGGGCACGCTTTACTGATGCAAAGGATCGTCGAAAGCTTTTGAAGCGTGGTACCATGACTATCTCCTATGGGGTTACGAGATATGGTCTTGGAACACAGATTCTCGACGATGCAAAGAAGCATGGCATTGAACTCCTGAATTACATGGAGCACAAATGGGGTATCCTTCTGGGCCAGTTGATCTTTGACACTCTGAAAGTATCGATGAGAAGGCCCATGCAACTTCTGCACATTTTTGAGCAAGCAGGTGCAGAAGCTGACGAGCGTGATGAGTTTCTGTCTTGGGAAGTTCCTGTGACAGGGTTTCCTGTTGTTCAACACTATACAGAAGGTACAACAAAGCAAATCTGGGTTAATTGCTAGCTCAGAATAAACTCCTCTAATTGCTGGGAAACCTAGAACAGGCAATCAGCAGCGAAGCTTAGACAGATACCTGTCTTTGAACGTTCAACGACTATTCCGAAAGGAAGTACTGAGCGAGTGCTTAGGAAACGGGGAGCAACACGCACGTGTTGAAGATATAGTCTGGTCTGCATAGGGATATGCAGTTGTTAAATGTCAACGGAGGCAATGATGGAAGAACTGTGGTCTGAGATCATAGAAGATAACTATCTTGTTAGCAGTCTTGGTAAGGTGTACAGTATCACAAAAGATAAGTTGATGAAAACGCGTTTTGACAAACAAGGCTATGAAGTCCTTGTTCTTCATACAAAAAACGGCGCTGTTAATCGAAGTGTTCACAGACTTGTTGCAAAAGCTTTTATACCAAACCCTTGTAATTTGCCAATGGTGAATCATATTGATGGCGACAAGACAAATAACATGGTATGCAACCTAGAATGGAGCACTTCTTCGAGAAACAATCAACATGCTTTTGATACAGGTCTCCGAAAAAGTGGTGAGAATCACCACAAGGCAAAACTTAGTGAGCAAGACGTCAGAGATATTCAAGTCATGCTCTCAGAGGGTATGCCCCAAAGGGCAATAGCAAAATATTTCCCTGTAGGCAGAACCACAATTGCCAAGATTGCAAAAGGGCAGATTTGGCGACATTTGACAGAAGAAGATTAACGACCTTCTTTGAACAAAACGACAGTATGGTCCACCTAAGGGTGATAAACTCTCAACAGGATATTACGAAAACACTCTTCGTCTTAATGTGAATTTCCATGAGCTTTTGCAAAAGAGCAAAGGAAAGCAGAAGAGTGGAGCTTCTCCTAATTGTATTCACAGTTTAGATGCAGCTCATTTGATGCTAACAGTGCACAGGGCCAACTTTAGAATAACAACAATTCATGATAGTTATGGTTGTTTACTAGCAGACATGCCAAAGCTTTATAAGCTTGTTAGAGAGACTTTTGTAGAGCTCTACAGATCAGACCCGCTAGAAAAACTTCTTCTTCAGATTGGAGGTGATATAAGTCGTATTGAAACAGGTACACTAGATCTCAATAGTATTCTTGATTCTGAGTTTTCCTTTGCCTGAGGCGTATATGAAGATTTTTAAAAACATGGAAGAACTGCGTGAAGGTCCTGAAGTTATTTACAAGGATTGCGAGAGTGTCCTCAAGCAAATCTCGAAAGATATTGACGAGCCTTATGAAGTGTTGTATAAGGAACCGTTTGAAAACACATTTGGCGGTGATGTTTTCCTTCTTGAATCCTTCAAAGACCAAGGAGAGATTCAGACAACTGTAGAAAATCCTGAAACAGGTCAATGGCGCTCTCTTCTCGAGACCTCAAGTGCCTTTGATATTTGTGAATGGAAGGGAGAAGACTATCTTCTTGTCTGGTATGCAACAAACAACGCTGGAGGCCCATCCTTCTGGGTGCCTAAGAGTATTGTTGAAGAAAGTGGTTTTCTACGAGACAGTATTGACAAAACAAAACAGGCATGGGAGTAGTACGATGCAATTCTTCCAAGGAGTGATTGATGTAACAGATGCAATACTTGATACAAATTGCTCAGGCTATCTTGAAATCATCGCGAACTATCTCGATTCAAGCGAGATAAACATCTCTTATTCAATCTTCGAGGACAGCTCAAGGTATGATGACGAAGAGATGTGGCAAATTCCAAAAGAATTTGTATGTCTTTACAATATTCCAAACCTCACCATTTGTAGTCAAGGAAAATGTCTTAACATCGGTTCTGTATACTTTGGAGTGTACAATAACAAAAAAGTAGTTATTGAACAAAACGCCTCACCTATTCAAGTGTATTGGAGTAATTAACATGCAAGTAACGCGTAAGTCTATCATCACTGGTATCGTCAGGACAAAAGAGATTGATATCACTCCTGAAGTTCTCCAGAGATACGAAGAGGGTATCGAAACTATTCAGTCTCTCGCCCCTCATCTGTCTGAAAATGACAGGGAATTTATTATGACAGGTATGACTGAAGAAGAATGGAATGAAGCTGTTGGACCTGATGAGGATGACATGTATCTTTACTAAAGCACATATTTCTTAGTAGTGAAACCGTCAGTTTAATGACCGCCGGTCAAAACATCATTCAAAATACGCAAGGAAACGTTTAAAATGGCTATTCTTAAGAATTGTGAAATCTGGTATGCAAAAGTCGATCCGAAGCGTCCTGACAAGACCTTCGACAAAGAAAATGGACAATGGACTTGCCAGATTCGGACGAACCGTGTTGAGCAAAAGAACGAGTGGGTTGCTGCTGGTTTGAAGCCGAAGCTTGTGGTGCACAAGAGTGGTGAAGACGAAGGTACACCTATCCTGGATAAGGATGGCAAGCGTCAATGGCACTGCAGTCTCCAGAAGCGCTGCGTGAAGGCAAGCGGAGAAGCCGCAGAGCCTGTCAAGGTTGTCGATGGTAATCTGAATGATGTTGACCCGCGTACCATCGGGAACGGCAGTGTTGGTAACATTCGTGTTTTCCAATATGACAGCAAGACGCGTGAAGGTGAAAAGGTTTCCATGCTCATGGCAATCCAGCTCACTAAGCACAAGGTGTATGAGCCGCGCGGTGAAGCGGAGACCTTCGGTTTTGAAGAGACTGAAGTGATCGGGCCGGACACCTCCACTAAGGAGAGTAAAGGCGATAACTTTGAGGATGACGACGCCCCTTTTGATAAAGGGTCTGAAGCACCCGTGAAGAAGCCTTCTGCACCGCCGAAAAAAGCAGCACCTGCTGCACCGACATCTGCTGACTCGCATCCTGAAGATGCGTTCTAATTAATAAAAGGGAGTAATCTGGACTACAATCTAGGTTGCTCCCTTTTTAGTGAAACACTGACGGGATAATCATGACCACAGAGCAGTTGCGTCTTTTCTATAAAATCCTCGACACCAAGAATAGCTGGGGAAAGAATGAAATCAAGCAAGTTCTTCTTGAAGTGACTTTCGGAATCAGGACAGAGGTATAATCATGAAGTATATTTACGAAACGCATGTAAATAATGTTCGTATGGCAACAAGCACAAGCTTTGAGCAAGCTCTTGAGGAAGCTGCTAAATATGTCAAAGGCCTTGTCCTTGTGTATGATGCAGAAAAAAGCAGCAATCTACCAGTCTTTTCGATTGATACAGAAGAGGATGAGGCTGAATGGCGGCGCAAGCTTGAGCAAGACTCTACCTGGATTCGTAAAAAAGCTGCTGTAAAATGGGATCCGACTAAAGACCTCTTGGATGATCACGTGAAGAAAGAAAAAGGACCTGAAGCTCTGGACATTGATGTTGTTAAAACTAACATCAATCTAGCTGTGGACCCTTCTCATTACAAAGGGTATATCGAAGAGTTTCAATGGATTGATGCTATGTCGCGGATCCCCACAATGCGCGAGCCAGAGCGATTCATTGCAGCTCTTGAGATGCAAGTTCGTAAGTATCTAGACCGTCGTGGTCAAAAAGACAAGGACTACCAAGAGATGGGTAAAGCTTTGTTCTATCTTGAGTATCTACGACAGTTTATTGGGTTCGCATACCATGGCTACGACCGACCAACAGCAGACAGCGTTCATCAAAAACTGAAAGACTAACCATAAGGCGCCCGGTTCGCCGGGCTTTATTTTATGAGTAGATATATTTGGGATATTGAAGGGGATAATCTCCTTAAAACTGTGTCTGTCGTATGGTGTCACGTATTTAAGAATATAGACACTGGAGAGATTATCAAACTGCGGCCAGGGGATATGCGCTGGAAGGAGATAATTAACACTGCAAAATTGATTGCTGGCCACAATATCATTTCTTACGACTTCAAAGTTCTTGAGAAACTTTATAACTATAAACGCCCTAAGAACCTTGTTGTGCATGATACACTTATCATGTCTCTAGTGCTGGACTATAACAAGTTTCCGGGTGGTCGGCACTCATTGGAGAACTGGGGTTTGTCGCTCGGTTATCCAAAGATTGAATTCGATGAATTCGATGAATTCTCTGAAAAGATGCTGGCGTACTGCGAAGGTGACGTTGAGCTAAACTACCGTGTCTATCTGAAGTTACTCGAAACACTGAAGAGACAAGCAGAAAAGAACCCTCAAATCAAAACTTACCTACGTGTAGAGCATGCAGTTGCGGAATGGTGTGCGCAAGCGGAGTTACATGGTTGGCCTTTTGATGTTGAGAAGGCAAAAGCACTGTTTGAAACGATGAGCAATGAGAAGGAAAAGGCTGAAGCAGCAATCACTCCCATGCTTGGTCTCAAAGTAATTGCAGTAGATAAAAGCAAAGGTGTGGTAGAAGCTAAGTCGCCTAAATGGACAAAGAAAGGGGATTACGCAGCACATACAGCAAACTGGTTTAACATTGATCCTTTTCTAGGCCAAGATCCGGATGACCTTGATGGTCTCACCGCTGAAGAAAAGAAAATCTTTAGACCGATACTTGGAGATTTTTGTCGTGTAGAGTTTGAACCTCTTAAACTATCCTCTACAGATGACGTAAAGTTGTTTCTGTTCAGGAATGGGTGGGAGCCTACAGAGTTCAACTGGAAGCGCAATCCTGATACTGGCGAGATGGTTAAGATGTCACCAAAGATCACGGAAGACGACCTCACAGCGCTGAAGGGACATGGTAAGCTATACTCTGATTATATGTCAACAAGCTCGCGTTTTAACATTCTAAAGACATGGCTTGAAGAAGTAGACGAGGATGGTAACTTACATGGCTCTTGCTTTACAATTGGCACACCGTCAATGAGAGCAAGACATTCTATCATTGTAAACGTCCCATCGGTTGATGCACCATGGGGTAAAGAGATGCGTGACCTCTTTATTACTGAACCCGGCTGGACGCTTATTGGTTCAGACAGCGCAGGAAACCAAGCACGTGGTTTGGCACATTACTTGAAGTCAGAGCAATATATTGATCTTCTGCTTAATGGTGATGTCCATTCATTCAATGCTGAAAAAGCCACAGAAGTGTTGAAATCCATGGGCATGAACAAGGTAGTTGAACGAGGCCAAGCAAAGCGAATTCTGTACGCGTTTCTCTTTGGAGCATCTGGAAAGAAACTTTGGTCGTATATCTTTGGAACAATGGACGAAAAGAAGGGCGCTAAGTTTAAGAAAGGTTTTACTTCTGCTGTTCCAGGATTTGAGGCTCTTCTGAAAAAGTTGGAAAATATTTATGGATCTACAAAGCAATACGGAACAGGTTACATTCCGGGTATTGGAGGAAACAGAATCTATGTAGATAGCTTTCACAAACTTCTTGTCTATCTTCTGCAGTCTTGCGAGAAGGCAACATGTGGTGCAGCTACAATGTTGACAATGCAACAGCTCGAAGAGGAGAACATTCCTTACAGGTCGCATATTTTTATGCATGATGAAATTCAGTTCTCCGTGCCTGATGAGTTCGCACCAAGGGCTGCAGAAATTGCAAAGAACAGCTTCAAAGAAGGACCGAAGCTCTTTGGTGTAGAAATCATGGATGGAGAGTCCAAGATTGGACGTTCCTGGTACGAGACACACTAATGCCTTATTGTTATCAATGCGATAAAGAGGTTGCATATCTCTTCGGAGATTCCAGAGGTGCATGTTGCACCCGATTGACAGTAGAAGAAGTTACAGGAGAACATAAAATGGCTGCAAAAGACTACGTGGACGAGTTTGAAGGTATGGAAGAGATGCAAGAAGTCGAGTATGCTGTTCAAGTAAAGTTCAAGTACAAAGATGGCTGGAGCCGATCTTATACTTACAAGAGCATAAAGCCTTATAAGAAGTACGATATTGTAATTGTTCCAACAAATGATTTCTACAATATCGGAAAGGTTTTCTCCTGCAAGGAAGCCGAACCTTCTGATTTTCTTCCTGGTATTGAGTACAAATACGTTATCACGAAGCTGGAGCTGGAATGAATATCAAACAACATCTTTTTCTTCTCTTGATGGAAGAGTGTGGTGAAGTTGCGCAAGCAGCTTCGAAGTGTGTAAGGTTTACACCCGAGCATGCTCCTGCTGAGAAGCCTACAAACTTTGAGAACCTTGTGGTAGAATTCAACGATCTCATTGCAATCATCGAGTTGTTGCAAGAAGAGGGTTTACATCTTGAGAGGATCGATCACCTTGTGAATGAGAAGAAAGAACGCCTAAGGAAGTTTATTCAAATCTCAAAGGATATGGGAACTCTATGCACGTAATTCTAATTCACGGCAGAAAGCCGACTGTAGCTTTGGTAGATAGTCTTGATAATCTTCCTTGTAGCTATGAAGAAATTGTTACATCGGAAGATGCAAGAAAAATTAGTACGAACAAGGAACTGCAAAGCCAACTTCAAAACATCTTCAAAGAAGTTCTTGGTTTGCACGGTATTCACGTAAGGCTGCCAAATGATCCTGGTAAAGACAACAAAGTATAAGCTCGTAAAGAAGACAACAGTAAAGGACTTCAGAGAAAATGCATTCAAGTTCTATGAGTATTATCTAGTCTCTGAAAGCACTTCTGACTTTCCAATACCTGTCTATTTCAATTATGCATACATTTGTAGTCTAAGGGGTAATCGACAAATTTACTTATGGAATGTATCGAAGAGGATAGTCTACATGTTGTTGCTAATTGATGGAGATGTTCTTGCATATATGGCATGTAAAGAAAGGAAGTCCACGAAAGGGGGTTTTGATGATGAAGACGCTAGCTATTCTTTAAAGGAAGACGAAGACTACCTTGAAGAGTCTTGGAAAAATTTCTTAAAGCTGTTGAATGATATATGCGAGACACATTGGTCTCCTGATTATCTTATGGCTGTAAAATCATCTTTTAACTTCAGGAACTTGCTTTATTCTGACTATAAGATGAATCGACATAAAGATATGTCGAAGACGAACAAGTTTGTTACTTTGATACGAAAGAGAGCTGTAGAAGAGTCTCTTGCAATTGAGGCATTTAATCGGGAGGCTGATGACTTTTTAAGAATGTGGTCTCATCAAGCCACAGCAGCAGGCGATGCTTATACAGTTGTGTCTAATGACAAGGATTTGTTTTGTATTCCTGGGAAACACTATAATCCTAAGACAGGGGTGACAAAGACTGTTGGGCATTTTGAGGCTAAGAAACATTTTTATGAACAACTGTTAAAAGGTGATAATGTAGATAATATTCCTGGCATCCCTGGAATCGGGCCTAAAAAGGCAGAAGCAGCTCTATTTTCATGTATTAATGAAAACGACATGCAAGAAGTTGTAGTCGATACGTACATTAATTACTATGAAGAAAAATGGTATGACATGCTTCTATCGAATGGAAAGATGTTGTACCTCAGTAAGCATTATGATGATTTCTTCACGATTTCAGACTGGCCTGTTGTGGCTGAGATTCTTCCATTCCTTGTAGAGTCTCTGTTCAAAAAGCCTAAAGAAGAAAAGAAAGAAGCTTTAAATACACCTAAGATAACACCGAGAGTACCTCCAAAATTCTCTCCACCTGTTGTAAGTAATAATGTCAAGCCTTCAATAGAAACAGCAGAAGTCTCTGTAAAGAAATTTAAGGTACCTGGAAAATGAAAAGATACTTCAAACATATCAAGACCGGCAATATTTATAAAATGCTGCATGAGTGTCTTGAATGCACAAATGGTCGAGAAAACAAAGAATACATTGCATACGTCGAAGCTGATGATGTAGATCATGTAGATGTGTTTGTTCGTGAGCGTGACGAATTCTTTAAGAAATTTGAGGAAGTCTGATATGAAGAAATTAAAGGAGTACTATGGCGATACCAAAAATTCGAAAAGTCCTTGTGGATGAAAATGGAAATATTTTAGAAAAGCGTGTTACAAAACTTCCTGATGATGTTGCAAAGAAACCTAAAGCACCGCGCATCTATAAAGCTGCTGACTTGCTTGCAGAATCTGCAACACCTCGTGTTAGGATAAACAAAGCAGCTCTTGGCCCTAATGGTCATTGGGATTTTCCTGAAGTGCTTGACTCTGAAAAAGCATTTGGATTTATTTACCTAATACATGACACTATCGAGAACAAGTTTTATCTTGGTAAAAAGCAATTCAGGGGTACAGGAAAGCTAAATAAAGGAGAAGAGAGTAATTGGAAGTACTACACTTCTTCCTGTAAAGAGCTTGTCGCCTCAATAAAGAGAAATGGCAAGGAACTGTTTAAGTTCTATGCTCTTGAGCAGTACTATAAAAGAGGTACTCTTGGGTATGCAGAAACTTGGTCTCTTTGTATGGTGGAAGCACTTGCGAATAGAGACAAATGGCACAATGGTCTTATAAATAAAGTATCCTGGACTATTACAGAATCTATCACTGATAGACATAAAAAGCGACTCAGTGAAATAACCGGAATAAAGTTATGAAATTTATTGCTCAGCTAGTTTTCTCTATTGTTGCAGTATTTGCGCTTGTAGCTTTCTTTGCTTCTGGATATAATCTTGTAATGGAGGTGCCTGTGAATGAGTGGACATATAAAGAATTTTTCTTTGCCGGATTTAATTTGATGATTCTAGCTGTTTTTATCAAGGCCTTCAATGAATGAAACCTACGAAAGGCAAAGTAGTTCTTTCACACCAACCTTGTGAATGTGGAAGTTCTGACGCAAGAAATATTTTTGAGGATGGCGGAAGTTTTTGCTGGTCTTGTAAGAAATCTTTTCCTCCTGATGGTGCTGCAAAAATGATCAAAAAACCTCCATCTTTATCAAGATCGCAGTTTGCCTGGCTAACGCTTGAAGAGGTTGAAGAGCTCCCTGTAAGAGGTTTTAAAGCACGTGGAGTAACAAAAGTAGTATGCGAGTTCTTCGGCGTAAAAAGTGCCTTTGATGATGAAGGTGAAATCGCTTACAAATGCTACCCTTACCAAAAGTCTGATAGCACTTATGCGTACAAGATACGCAAAATGCCGAAAGAGTTTCAATGGATCAATGGTAGTGGAAAAGTATTTGGAAAAGAGCTGTTTGCTCCCGGAGGAAAACGTCTTGTAATCTGTGAAGGAGAGGAAGACGCCCTTGCAGTAGCTCAGGCATCAATGACAAGGTGGGGAAAAATCTATCCTGTCATTGCTTTACCTTCAGCTGCCTCAGTAGATAATCTCTTAGAAATACGGGAGTGGCTAAGATCTTTTAAAGAAGTTGTTCTTTGTATGGACAACGACGATGCAGGTAAGGAGGCGCTTTCTAAAGCCATCAAGATTGTTGGCATCGACAAGGCTCGTATTCCTGTCTTCCCAACGGACTGCAAAGATCCTTCAGACGTCCTAGTGAAGCTTGGTTCAGAAGCTTTGAATCAAATGATCTGGGATGCGGCAGCTTATACACCTGCAGGAATCATTACGAAGGAGAACCTTTGGAACGCTCTTGTAAACTATAACAACACACCATCTGTCCCTTATCCAGATTGTCTAAGCGGAGTTAATGAAAAGACAAAGGGTATGCGTCTAGGAGAGATCGCACTGTACGTATCTGGGACAGGTTGCTTGGCCAAAGATACTGAAGTGCTTATGCACAACGGCTCTCTGATTAAGGCTCAAGATGTGAAAGTAGGAGATCTACTTATTGGTCCTGACAGTATGCCAAGAACAGTTCTGCGTCTGTACAGAGGTAGGGAACCGATGGCACGTATAACTTTAAGAGACGGCTCTTCATTTGTGTGCAATCAGTCTCACATTATTTCGGTTGTCAATAATGACCACGAAGGTAGATGGGGTTTACAAAAAGGTGAAATTGTTGATGTAAAGGTTACAGATTATCTGAAATGGTCTGCAAAGAGGAAGCATTTATCTAAAGCATTTAAAACAAAAGCACTTCTCTTTGAAGAAAGGAGAATCAAAACACTACACCCATATATTTTGGGTGTTTGGCTTGGAGATGGTAGCAAAGATAGCGCTGTTATATCTTGCCATGAAAGTAATATTGCGGTCATTGATAAACTAAAATATCTTGGCCTTAATATCTACAAAGGCTCTAATGAGTTTGCGTGGAACTCTCCTGGCGGTCTTAGGGAAGATCTTCAGAGAATTAACGTGTTTAAAAACAAACACATACCAGAGGAATACTTAGTAGCTTGTATCGAAGACAGATTAGAGCTTTTGGCCGGTCTCTTAGATACAGACGGTTGCTATGACGATACAAAAAACATGTATGAGTTCTCTCAAAAAAGCTTAGACTTTACATTACAGGTTAAGCGTCTCGCAGAATCTCTAGGCTTTGCCTGCTCCTTAGGAAAACAAAAAAATAACAAATTTGGAAATTGTTACAGACTATGGATAAGCGGTGAACATCTAGAGAGCATTCCTGTCGCTCTCTCATATAAGAAGGCAAGAGCAAGAAAACAAATAAAAGACCCTAATAGATATTCTTTTACTGTAGAATTGCTACCGGAAGATGACTTCTATGGCTTTGAGGTAGATGGTGACAATCGCTATGTATTAGGTAATTTTATCGTAACCCACAACTCAGGGAAGTCGTCCTTGATTCGTGAAATTATCTATCATCTTTTAAAAACAACAGACGCTAAGATCGGCCTTGTTGCACTTGAAGAGGCACCGGCAGAGTCAGCAAGAAAGCTAGCAGGGCTAGCGCTTAGTAGAAATCCAGCAGCTGAAGAAATTCCTATTGAAGAGCTTCAAGTAGGCTTTGAGGAAGTCTTTGGAGAAGACAGGGTAGTAGTTCTAGACCATCAGGGCTCGATGAATGATGACTCTATTGTTGATCTGCTGGAATACATGTGTCTGATTGGGTGTAAATACTTGTTTATAGACCACTTGACAATCCTTATCTCGGAGGGTGTCGAGGGTTTGACAGGGCTTGAAGCACAAGATAAGACCATGAACAATCTACTTAGGATTGTGAAGAGGCATGATGTTCATATTGGTCTTGTGTCGCACTTGAGAAAGACACCTAACTCAGGCAAGTCTTTCGAAGATGGTAAGATGCCTAATCTCGATGATATTCGAGGTTCAGGTTCAACGAAGCAAATTTCAATGGATATCATTGCATTTGCAAGAAACATGAATGCTGCGGAAGCAATAGAGAGAAACACAATTAAAATAGCTGTACTAAAATGCCGACACACTGGTCTTACTGGGCCAGCTAAAGGCGCTATCTATGATTTCCAAACCGGTCGACTACAGTCTGTTGATGTCGCCGAATTTGATATTCTTTGAAAAGGAAAAATATGCTTGAATTGAAAGATCTTCCGGAAATTGAAACTCCTTGGAGCACTGTCGGCTATCTGGTATATAAGAGGACATATGCTCGAAAGATGCCTGATTCACAAGCTACGGAAGAATTTCGTGATACGGTACTTCGTGTAATTAATGCATGTGATAAACAGCTAAAAGTTGGCTTCACTCGGGCTGAAGAAATTCGCCTTGCACGCTATATGCTCCAGCTGAAAGGCTCTGTTGCCGGGCGTTTCTGGTGGCAGCTTGGTACTGAGACTGTTAATCGCTTTGGTCTTCTTAGTCTTCAAAACTGCGCAAGTACTGTCATTGATCATCCTATTCGCCCTTTCTGCTGGGCAATGGATGCCTTGGCGCTTGGTAGTGGTGTAGGTTATTCTATTCAGCGTCAATATGTCGACAAGCTTCCTGAAGTGAAAGAATGGTTCAAGGCACCTACACGTTTTGATGATGGAGGCGCTGACTTCATTGTCCCTGATTCTCGTGAAGGTTGGGTGAAGCTCCTTGGAAAGACTCTGAAGGCAGCATTCTTGTCTGATTCCGAGGAGAAAGGAACTTTCACATTCTCGACTCAAGTCATCCGAGGAAAGGGTACTCCTATTAAGGGTTTCGGTGGTGTTGCGTCTGGACCTGAAGATCTTTGCTGGGGCATCCAGAAGATCAGTGAGATTCTGATGAAGAGGCGTGGGAAGAAGGTTAGACCTATCGACTGCCTTGACATTATGAATATTATTGGTGCAATTATTGTGGCAGGCAATGTACGTCGCTCTGCACAGATCGCAATCGGTGATCCGGATGATGTTGAGTTTCTGCTGGCAAAACGTTGGGATCTTGGAAACATCCCTTCTTGGCGTGGTATGAGTAACAATAGTGTTGCTTGTGATGATCTTGAGGATCTTCACCCGCTATTCTGGGAAACTTATACTGGCTCATCGGAGCCTTATGGTCTTATCAATCTCCGTCTGTCTCGAAAGGTCGGCAGGCTCGGGGAAACGGATTATCCAGATCCCTTGGTAACCGGCTACAATCCGTGCGCGGAGCAGAGCTTGGAACCATACGAGACTTGCTGCCTTAGTGAAATTTTCCTGCCAAACATTAAGAGTAAAGAAGAGCTTCTCGATATGATTATCCTGCTCTATCGCATCAACAAACATTCGTTAATGCTGCCTTGTCATCATCCTGAGACAGACGCTGTCGTGTTTAAGAATATGCGCATGGGTATCGGCATGACGGGTATTATGCAAGCAAGCGAAGAGCAACTGTCTTGGCTTGATGAATGCTACAAGGAACTTCGAAACTACGACGAAGAGTATTCTGAAGAAAACGGTATGAATCCGAGTATCAAGCTCACTACTGTTAAACCTTCAGGCACCTTGTCTCTTCTTCCCGGTGTTACTCCTGGGATTCACCCCGCATACTCTCAGTACATGTATCGTCGTATTCGCATGGCGTCGGATCATGCACTTGTTGAGCTGTGCAGGAAGGCCGGATATCCTATTGAGTTCCAAAAGAACTTTGATGGAAGCGAGGACAAAGGTACTGTTGTAGTGACGTTCCCTTTCAGCTATCCTGAAGGCACAATTCTTGCAAAAGACATGACTGCCTTGGAACAGTTGGCTTGGATCAAGCGTCTGCAAACAATCTGGAGCGACAATAGTGTAAGTTGTACAATCTATTACAAGAAAGAAGAGCTTCCTGAAATCAAAGAATATCTTGCAAAGAACTATCGTAACAACCATAAATCACTCTCCTTCTTACTCCATAGCGAACATGGCTTCTTGCAAGCGCCTATTGAAGAAATTACTGAAGAAGAATATATCAGGCTCAGCACTGTGACTCACATGATCAGCAGTGTAGATAATGCTGACTTCGAAGGCGTGGATGAATGTGCAGGCGGCGCTTGCCCTATTAAGTAATTAGTTTCACAACAGCCCCTGGGACATAACTCCCAGGGGTTTTTAACAGAGGAGCCTTAAATGGTACTAGTTTTCTTCGTACTCTTTTATTTATACGTCATTTATCTTATGGTAACATGGATGCACCTAGAACTGTCTTACAGTCAATGGGAGTATTATGTTCAAAAATACTTCAACGGCACTAAATATGAATCGCTGGAAGCTCTACATTCAGCAGAGAAATCTTATGACATGCTTGTAAAATCTTGGGGCTTTAAAAAGGAGAGTTAAAATGAAAATACTTTATTCCAAACTTAATTGTCCCGGTTGTGTTGTAAAAAAGAATGAGCTCATTAAAGAAGGCGTGGATTTCAAAGAGATCAAGATTGGGGTAGATATCTCAGTTGATGAATTCTTCCAGAAATACCCTGATGTCCGCTCTGTCCCTTTTGTAGTAGAGGAGTAATCATGCTGCCTAATACTTCTACTATCTTTTTAGAAAATTCCGCTATGAGTTTAATGAAAATGGTGGAAATATCTATGAGAAGAATATATTAGTCATGTCAACTGCGGGCCAAAACATCATAAATAGAGTAATCTTGGCAATGGCAAATACGCTCAATGAAACACAGCAGCATGTGAGAGACCTTGAGCGAGCTCTGAAGCATGAGATTCAGTGTGTTGAAGCTTGCAAGGAAAAGCTTAGCAAGAAAGGTTATTACGATCAGCTAAATGAGAAAGTGAATGATATGATCATTGAAATGAATGAGGATTTATTCACACGTCTTAAAAATGCAGAAACCGCTAATATTATGCTACAGAAAGAAAATGTGCTTCTTAAGGATGGGTTGGCACAGTCTGAAAAAGAGTTAGAGGAAGCTAGAGGAGAGATTTATAAGCTTCAAGAGACTCCTACAGATAGGGCTCTCTTGATCGAAGAGCGCGACAAGCTACGTTACAAGCTCGTCTATATGGAGAAAATTCATGCCAGAAACAAGCACGCATTGATAGTTTAGAGAAAGCTCTGGGCGAAATTTATTGGAGCAACGACAGCAAATGAAGATGATTTTTACGAAGTAGCTAAAAACAAGCTGAATGAACTCCTCGCTGTAACCCAGGATATTGCAACAGATCCTGCTGTAAATGGAGGCTATGTACTTGCACCTAATTTCAGAGGATATGCTCTTTTAGGTCTTGGGTAATACGTTATTTATATTTGTGGTGAGAAAGACAATGATTATGACGAGTTAGTTATCAGACCTGCCACAACTGTTGAATCGATGACAAGGAAGCTTAATGAGCTTGTCGAAACACAATTAGAATTTATTCCAGTTGAAAATATTGCTGTCAGAATTGCTTTCACAAATAAAGCAGCTATTTACAACATTATTACAAGTTTGGTTGTGCTGCGAGATGCTGGAGGTAACACAAATGAACAGAATTAAAAAAGCTTTTAGAATTCTTGATAAAGGAGAAAGAGTTGTTGTTATAGAACCTCTTTCATTAACCAAAGATGTGAGCAAAGCACTTTTTCTGATGAATACATTAGATTAGAGTACGGTCTCAAAATATCTTATCATGCTGTTATAAACACAGCACAAAACTTCAAGTCTCAGAAAGAAGATATAGAGAAAGCAATTTTTCAATTTCTTTATGGAGAGTTCTTGATGGACCTTAGCGATATCCAAATAACTGTTTACAACAGAGACAATGAGAACGCAATCGCAAAGATCCAAGAGCTGCTTAAGAAACTAACAGATTGATATGCGTTGTATTATCCATCTTATATGGTATCCTAAAGGAGTACAAAATGAAGACACTCGAAACTACCGCACTATTTTGTGAAGCTTTCTTGAAGCAACAAGAAGTTATTATTCGTTTGAGCAAAGAAATTGAAACACTTTCTGCTCAACTGGAGGAACTCAATGAAATGTATGAACAAGAGGAAGCATCGAACCGTATAAGAGGTGCTAATCAGACTAATTATATCGTAGCAGAGGAAGAGGATTCTGAAAACTCTGCATCGGACTGTGCATACAAGATTATGAAAGAGATCTCAGAGGTTTTTAAAAAGAAGGGTAAATTTAATGGATTGAAATACTCTAGCACAGAGAATGGTAAGCAGCTATTTGTAACAATGAGCTTCTCACTAGAATGAACATCTTCTTTGTAGATTGGGATCCTGAAGAAGCAGCGCGCTGTTTGTTTGATAAGCATGTTGTGAAAATGCCTCTTGAAACAGCGCAAATACTCTCAACAATCTATGGAGGTCCTTATAAGCCCACTCATGCTAATCATCCTTGTACACTTTGGACAAGAGAAAGGGAAGACAATTATGTTTGGCTTTGTAAGCATGGTATCGCATTGTGCAATGAATTTACGAGAAGATATGGAAAAATTCACAAATCGAGAGAAGTAATTGAAGAGGCTTTTATTTATTATCGTAGGCTAAAACTTAAGAAAGGATGGTCAACTCCAGCTCTTTGCATGCCAGATGAGTTTAAGTCAGATAATATTGTTGAAGCATACAGGTCTTACTATCATTCAAAAATCAACATAGCAAAGTGGAAATATGGAAATAAACCTTCATGGTGGTAAGTACAAAAAAGTTCTAGACTACCATATAATGGGGATCCCTTGCAAGATAGGTGTAGTGGATTATCATCATCAACCTGCCTTTAAAGGGTCTCCTCAGTTGTGTTGGTCTGATCTAGATTACTATGGGTATACGGAAATAGAATATCTTGTTCTAGACAGAAAAGGATATAAAGCTGATTGGCTTGCAAGAAAAATCGATGAAGACATTGATTCGGAGATCCAGCAATTCATAAAAGAGAGCTATGATTGATGATACGTAGACCTATGCTCGCTCCACAAGAAGACCCGATGAGCTATCCAAAGTTCTTTAAAGACTTGCAGTACCCTCTACTAGCCTCACCAAAATTTGATGGTATTCGTGGTGTGGTACAAGGTGCTGTAATGTCTAGAACAATGAAACCAATTAGGAGCTATCAAGTACAAGACAGGTATAAAGACCTCAGATTTTGTGACGGTGAACTAATCATTGGTGAGCCGACGAACCCTGATTGTTATAATCTTTGTCAGTCGCATGTAATGTCTTTCGACAAGCCGCACGAAGATCTTCGGTATTATGTGTTCGATTGGACAGAGCATACGAGCCTAGAATTTTACCGAAGGTTAGAGAAGGCTGAGGAGTATGTAAACAAAGTACACGCTTCGGTAGAAAATCTCTTCTTTGTTCCTCATGTAATTATTGAAAACGAGGACGATCTTTTGTCTTTTGAAGATAAGTGTCTTGAAGAAGGATATGAAGGTATCATGGGGAGAGATCCTCTTGGTATTTACAAAGAGGGGCGCGCGACATGGAAACAAGCTCTTATCTTCAAGTTGAAAAGGTTTACAGATGATGAAGGCTTGATTGTAGGCTTTGAAGAGGGCACAGAAAACAAAAATGAGCAGGAGACTGATGAGCGTGGTTATGCAAAAAGAAGCAAGGCTAGAGATGGCTTAGTAGCTTCGGGAATGCTTGGCAAGTTTCTTGTAGACTATAAAGGTCTTTTACTGAAAGTTGCGCCAGGTAATTTTAAACACGAGCAGAGAAAGGAAATATGGGAGCGGCAAGATGAGTATTTGAACAAGCATCTCAAGTTTAGGTTCTTTGGTTATGGTGTAAAGGATCTCCCTAGATTTCCACGCGCAGTAGGTTTTCGAGATAAAGAGGACATGTGATGAAAAACAAATTTTGTGTTAACTGCAAGCATTTTGACAATTCTGAGGCACCTGTGTGTACGCGTAATGTTGTCTACGATCTTGTCTTTGGTAAGGTAGTCAGTGGAGAGACATACCCAGCTATTGAGGAAAGGTACCCTGATTCTGGATACTTGGAAAAAGTTTACAGTGTCTCTTCCGATTATACAGGGCCTTGTGATTTTGAAGGCGGATTCTTTGTACAGAAGGTAGCCTGAATGTCTGAGGAAAAGATTTGCAGAGAATGCAAGTTCTTTGTACACGAAGCTTATTGCAGATTTTATGCAAAAGGCATATAGTTACAGGCGAGTTTAAGAACTTCAAGAGTTGCTATGAAATGAGAGGGCTAACTGAAATGTCAAACCTAGATTACGATGAGCGTTGTGGAACAGTGGGGAGGTTCTATGAAAAACTTCAAGTTACCAAAACCACTGAACAGCAAAATAGTTGAGGTTGATGGTATACAATATGAGAAGCTGCCTTCGGGTGGCTTCTTTATTGAAATAAATCTTGAGAAGACTTTTTGTCTTTGTGGAGAAAGCCTTGAAAGGATCTGTTCGTTCTTCGGCACTGACGCATGTCAAGACTTCTACCCAGCCTGTAGAAAGGCGAACATTTATTATCAACCGAAAAGAGACTCAGTTCCTGAGCAAAACAACGCTGGAAGCAATCCAACAAAACTTAAAACACCGTCCATTTCTTCGATAACCACACCTAAGATCAGGAAAAAGAATGAGCAATCAAAATAACAAAGAGATTATATCTTCTGATGCTTTCGAGGACTTTATTAAAGAAAGAGGCTTCTATGATGCTCAAGAATTTCTCGATGCTTATTATGATAAGTTCATCGAGATGATTGAAACAGGATCAGCCTATTTCTTTGATGAAGAGAAGGTCCTAATTACGCTTACAATCTTTAAGGAAAAGTAAAATGCAACGACTAATTGTTTATCACGGACCTACTTGTCTTGACGGTCTTATGTCTGCAGCCATTGCAAAGATGCGTTTCCCTCATGCAGAATTTATGGTCGGCCAATATCAGACAGATATTGATATCAATATGTTTAGAGATAAGGAAGTGTTCATTCTTGATTTCTCTTATCCTCGCGGGATCATGCGAGAGATTTGTGAAGTTGCTAAGTTTGTATTTTGGGTTGACCATCATAAGTCTGCAATCGACGCTATGGAGGGGTTTACTCATCAATGCTTCATGCGTAAGGTGAGCATCGAAAGAAGTGGATGTGCTCTTACTTGGGAGTTCCTGTATCCTTACGAAGAAATTCCATGGATTGTGAAGTATGTAGAAGATCGGGATATTTGGAAATGGGAATATATTGAAACAGCTGCAGTAACTGCTGCTCTGTATTCATATCCTGCAGAGGTTGAAGTGATGTATAATTTCTTGTCTGCTGGTAAAACTCAACTCGATCAGCTTCGGCATGAAGGTAAGGCCTTGCTTCGAGCAAGACAAAAAGAAATTGAGTTGACGATTAAGTCAGGCTTAACCTTCACACAATGGGATCATGAAGGTGCTGTTTATATGGTGCCTATACTTAATTGCAGTCCTAGTATTAGTTCTGAAGTAGGTAATATCTTATCACAAGAGCATCCTTTTGCAGTAATGTGGTTTGACTTCAAAGACTATTGTGGTTGGAGTCTACGTTCAGCAAAAGAAAATCCAGACCATGTTGATGTAAGCAAGATTGCAATCATTCGGGGAGGTGGTGGGCATAGACACGCCGCCGGTTTTAAAACAGAAAAGCCTACGTTGTTCTAATGACTTATTTTCGAAATCATGTTGACTCCGTTGAGGAGAAGTTGTGTTTCTCTCATAGAGAAAGGCGTAAAGGTTCTTATGTATACAAAGTTGAGAATGGGAGAGCAGATAAGAAACATCAACGATTCTTTTGTCACGAGTGTATCAACAAATATGATCTTTCAGCTTTTGTGATACCCGTCACCCGCCGCCCACGTGCTGCACTCTCCGGTACTCGCCAGGAGTGCACAGAAACCTAGCAGGTTGGGCCAGGGCCAGGCGCGGAGCACAGCGGGATGGCTCGGGTATCACCGGCACCCTGCGGCCCGCCTGCGCCCACTCTGCGCATCTGGGAGGCACCCGCCTAACTAGATGATCTATATCAAAATTTTAGAGGTTGAAATGCGCCAGTAAAGCCGAAGCCGTCAATTTAATGACCCCTAGATAGCTATAATGCCTTCTAGGGGTAAACATTTAAAAGTTTCAGGTGAGAGTAATACACTTTCACCTTCCTCTGGTGAATCTCCAACGCGGAGAAACACCCATCTTATATGGAGAACCTGCATGGTGCAGACCACCTCCATAATTTTAATTCAAAGGAAAATGCTATGTCGCAAATCATGAACAAAGTCGCCGTTGAACTCGAGGACGGCTCGGTAAAGTTGTTTGACACGAAGGCTGAAGCTGTCGACTTCCTGCGCCGTCCTGCTCAAACTAAAGCGCTCCGCGCGTTCATTCAAGACAATGATGACCTCGTCAACTGGATTATCGACGTTCAGGACGACCTGAGTGGTGCGTTCGAATCGGCCAAGGTTCGTCGAGTCACCAAAGCCGAGAAGAAGGCGCTTGAGAAGGCTCTGGAGTCTGTTAAGGAGTCGGGCGACAAGAGCTTCTCTTTCCTGGTCGAGAATGCTGCAGCTATCGTTTCGTCCTTCCGCTGGCCGTCGGTTAAGCGTGGCTCAGAAGAAGAGCAGAAGGAAATGATCATTAACGCCGTCAAGGAGCTGACTGATGGTGATGCTGATCTTGCAACGTGGCTTGTCGAGAGTAAGGACGCCATTCTCGAAGCGCTCGAGGCTGGCAAAGTCAAGCGTGAGGTGTCGCCGAAAGCAGCTGAAGGGCTGGCTCGCTGGCGTGCTGAACAGGCTGCTAAGAAGGCAGCCGAAGCTGCTGAATAAGTAGCATAAAGGGGTAGTCCGGGTTAATTCCTGGGCTACCCCTATTTTTTAGAAAACATTTACTTTTTGAGGCCGACCAATGTATACCTTTATCGTCGAAAGTCTTACTCACGAGAATTTGCTTAAGATTTATGCAAGCAATCCGAAGGAGGTTCAACGAAAGATTGGCCACACGTATTTCATCATCATCCACAAGCAGAAAGGAAACTAACATGCCTCAGATCTTTGTGCACAAAGGCCAACAACATATGATTATTGAACCCAATACTCATATGTTCAACTCCTCTATGATTTGCGAGGTAGAGGCTCGAGGTGGTCTATTTGGAGTTAATCTTGAGACGGGTAAGTTCGGGGTTATCCCTGACTTTGTTGTTAATAAGCTCAAGAATGAAGCATACAAGCCTGTCACTGTTGTTGGTAGTGACGGTAATGAGTATCGCGGTACTGTAGATGAGTCTGGCTCTCTCCGTTTCTTCATTAAAGGCAACTGGCGAGTTTTCAATAATATATTTGAATTTTTGGAGAGCTTTAAGTAATGGCAAACAACAAGAAGAAAGAAGCAGTTCAGGAACCCAAGATGAACAAGAAGCAGACAAAGCAAGCGCAAGAGAGGGGCTATCGCAGCATGGGACGTCAATTCAAGATTATGCTTCTT